TCATCGTTCTCCCTGACCGGAGTGGTGGACGTCTGTCGTTAGGAAGTGTTCCGACAACAGGTCTTTCGTGTTTTTTCTTAATTGGGCGGACGCGAGTTCCTGCACTTGAGAGACCGCTATCACATAGTCGGTCAGCTGGTTGGCGAAATCATTATCGTGATGGCGTCGAGCCAGTTCGCAGACAGCGCTGATTGCAGAAACATGGAAAACGTCCGATACGGGTTCGATGTAATTGCCGTCTGCCATGAGGGCACGATATTCGAATCGGTTTCCACAGTTGATTTCCCGAACCATGCCGTAGACCTTACCGTCAACCACGACTAGATAGTCTTTAGTTTTGCTGGAGGATTGCGTGTAGCAGGAGAAGTTGATGGCAGACAGTGTTGCCGAATACTGGTCTTGTATCATTGCCAGTTCATCGTCCACCCATTTGAGTGAATGAAGTTGGATGAGGTTAACCTGATTTGTTGTTTTTTGGTTTTCCAATGGTTTCCTCCCGAAAACTGCTCATGTGTGGACTTACCCAGTATAGCAGAGTTTTCTTCGGAAGGAAAGCCGACGTTCAGGCGAGAATGTTCAACGACTTGAAAAGCGTGTCCGCCAGATGATTGCCTCCACCGTTGAGGCAAACCACCACATATTGGGGCAGGTTCACGAAATTCAGGCTTTCCACACGTAGACCATCCTCGGTCTTTTCCATACGGTATTCCAATTCGCCGTCGATGGTGGTTCCGCTTACGGTGATGGCGATAGCCCTTTTACCGGCCAGTTCCTCGATAGGCTTGTCCATCCAATCGGGAATGGTCTCGTGTACGTCAGTATGCATATAATCCTCCAAGACTCTACTTATTACTCGCGTCCGCGAACAGTATGGCACTGCCTTCATTATGAAGCTTGTCCGCTTGGCGTTTGATATCGCTCGTCGTATACCAGAAAGTGAATTCGGTCGGGTCGGTTCCGGTAATCAATTCCTCAACCATGTTGATTCCCCAAGATGGAATGGTGTCGTATACGCGGTACAAGTCAAGTTTCTTCACATCCTTGTCCACGATGCCGCCGACGTGGATGCCGTGGGGCGCATCCCCCAACGGATGATAGTCAGCGAGCACGCTGATGGCGTGTGCGACTTCGTCCCGAATCTCCTCAAGGGTTTCCAATTTCAGTGGACATTCCTCGCTGAACAGTGGAAGGTAATGTTCTTGGGCGAGCCAGAATGGGAACTCCTCCAAATCGTACTTGTCCATGTCGTGACGACTCAACGGCTTCTCATAGTCGATGATTGCGGTGAGCTTGCCGGTCGGGTCAGCCAGTGGACGCTCGTGAATGGAGATGAGTTTTTCGTCGGGATACTGATGGTCGTATAGCGACTTGGTGTAGGCGTATGAGTATTTTTTGGTCAACGATTGTCCTTCACTCTTGTATGATGTGAATGTTTCCAGTATAGCAGAGGGAACGGTGAAACGTCAGCGGTCAGTGACCTTGACTTTGTTATACGCAAGAATCGACTCGAACAGTCGGAGTGGATTGCGGGAGTCCAGCTTGTACTGATGGTGATTCCTCGCGGTTTCCGTTTCGAGGAATCGTCCGCTCTCGGACGGCTCTTCCACAATCATGGGAACCCAACGCCATTTCTCACGGCCTTTGCTGTTCTCCCAGACGATTTCCCCGTTTTCCAATACCCGCTTGTAGGCGGTCTTGTCGGGGAATGACGAGTCTATTCGTGCGACTAGATTCAATCGGCTCATGGTTTAATTCCTTCTTCTCTCAGTTCTTCATAGTCTTGCGGCGTGAGGAAAAGCCAAGCTCCACAGTAGGGACACTTGACCCTATTGGCATCGACGGTGTTCTTGCAATACCAGCAGGTGACGTACCATCCGTTTACATATCGGTTTTGCATTGTTGCTCCTTTTTCTTGAAATCAGAAGACAGTGGTCTTCTAATTTTCGCAAAGAAGTCGATGACTTCGATAAGATAGAGGAACATTTCAAGCAGGACAAAGAAAACGAATCCCAGTACGTCAAAAGTCCAGTTTTTCAGTTTTTTGAATATGTTGGACATTGCTCTCCTTGTCTTAATAGATTGTGTGAACAACCCCAGTATAACCAAAAAAAGCAAGACTGGCAATCACGCCAAAAACCGGAAAACAAACAGGCTAATCGTATCTTCAGGCAACATCAGCGGATTACTTTCTCGCTCTGATTTGGCACTTCCAACGGCATAGAACCCGAATATCCCAACTGTTCCTCGCAGTGTGCGATGACGGCTTGCAACGCGAACCGTTCCCCTACAAGAAAATTCTCGTCCGAAGCGGTGGGAATCATCTCGTTGATTCGGGCTATCTGTTCCTTGCACCAGTCTATGGTGTCATGCAGGGTTTTGTCTTTCTGAGTGACGTTCACCGCCATCTTGTTTTCCTTTCTTCTGTTAACGGGGCTAAAATCGACTTTTTGTTGAAAATGACCCCGTTAACTTTCATTTTTCTGACGATAGGGGTCAATGTCGGCGTTTTCGACCATGCGTCCGTAGTCTTGACAACGGCACATGGATTGGATTTTTCGCATGTACTTTGGGTCTGCCATTGATTCAGTCCTTCTTGGACGGGGCTTTCGTCAAGACCGGCTTGACCAGATTCCCTTGAGAATCGTACACTCTGACGGTGTTCTTCTCCGAGTCGCCTACCACGGTGATGACCTGCCTCTTACGACCATGATTGGAGTAAGCCACGCACGGGGTGTCTCCGTCCCGCACGTCACCAACCCCTTTGCATTGTACGGATTCGTACCCGTAGGATGTAGCCAATGCTTCCTCGAAGGTCGGGTGCTGGGTCTTCTCCGCTCCCAGCGTCATAATCAACGCCACTACACTGATAATGCATCCTACTTCTAACAGTCCGCCTACGATTTTCTTAATCTTTTTATCGTTAAATAAAAAGATAATTCCGGAAATGAAGGTCACTGTTATAACCAAGGTAAGAAACGCCGCAAAAAGAGCGAAAGGGTCTTGACTCCACTCGTTGAAATCTACCATGTTTTACTACTCCTTCTGATTTTGGTTTTGTTGAGGTGGAACCACTTCCAATCGGAAGGTTCTCTTGACGTTTGCCTTAATCTTGTATCTGCCGTTCTTGTCGGTGACGCTTCTGGCGGGATTGCCGACACTATCTTTGTAGGGAGTGCCATCGTCATGGACGACCGTGACCGTCACGTTGGGAACGGGATTGCCCTGCCAGTCGGTGACGGTGGCCTCTAAGGTGATTGACCGTCCCCAGATTTCGGTTTTCAACCGATTGAGTCCATTTGTCAATGGTGGTGCGACGATTAGTCCGATAACGCTTAATGCCACGACCAGTTGAGCTAGGCTCAAAACCAGTCGTGTCCAGAGTAGGATACCGTCGGTTCTATCATTTTCGTTCACTTCCGGCCTGTCCTGCGCAACTCGAAACCGTCGAGATACAACTGGAACAGGCTCACATATTGGCCGTCTTCTATATCATCCTCCGGTTTTGCGTACAGTTGAGTGTTCAGAACCGCGACCGGCAGACCGGTATGCTCCTCCTGTTCGATGTGGAAGGGTATTTCCTCCTGACCGTGAGCGTTCTCGCGGACTGCCACACCGTAATCACCCACCTGTGGTTGGGTGGATGAACTGCTATCGTCAATATCCTCATAGGTGAGATAGAACGGCAGAAGCAGTGGATTGGGAACATTCTTCAACGGGATAAATTCTATACCGGCCTGTTGGGAGTGCTGTTGGCAGACGCCACTGTAACTGTCCCCTTCACCGTAATCCGGCCAGTGGCGGATTGCCACGATGGGTTTACTGCACGGGTATATTTGACCGTCCGAGTCAACCATGGTTTGGGCGCAACCTACGTCAATGAGTTCCTTAAGATTCAACATGATTCGTCTTCTTCCAAGAGTTTTTCGCAGATGTGAATTATGTCGCCGTAGGAATTGTGGCCTCCTTGTTCGTCGGGTGACGGTGACTCGTCTGGGGAGGTGAGGTTCCGTATCATACGGTTGTAGCGGAGTTCTTTTTTCTTCTTGTTCGCATAGTCGATGATTTCCATGAGTGCGGCTGTCCGACTGTCTGTGGTCGGTTGGACTCCATACTGTTTGACGCGGGCGATGGTGAATTCGTAGGCTGTGGTGAGGCCGTCGTAGAAAGTGTATTTTTCCAGCAGTTCCCCGTCCGGGGTTTCGGAATCTTTGACGGCTTTGTCCCATTGTTGTTCCAACCATGATATGAGGTCGGTTTCTGGTTCTGACTGACTCATGTAGTGGTTCCTTTTTATGCGAATGCTTTATGTGTGGACATCCCCACTATACCACAATCAGTTGAGTGACCCTAATCAGATGATATCATCCAAAGACTCGAACACGTCCTCCAAAAACTCCAATTCCAGTTTCTTCTCCGAAGCGTCTCGACCATTCTTCTCGTCGGCACGAATCACAGACTCCAACACCTGACGTTTCAAATTCAAACGGTCGTAGACGGCCTCACCCAACTGTCGGCGCGAATCGACGGGATACCTTCTGTTCAGAACATCCCTCACCTGTTCCGACACGTCATCATCCGGCAAGCCGATGAACACTTCCCCACGGTCGTTGAACTGGAAGGATGGGAGCGGGTCGTATTCACTGTCCCGCGAGAAAACCAGACCGTATTCGTCGTTACCGTTATCCTCGAAATCGACGTTCAACATTATCTTGTGCTTCTTTTGTTTTTCAGTCCGTGTTGCTGTCGGAAATGTAATACACCGTCTCATTGTCGGTCATTTTGCGGCCTTCTATGAGATAACTCGCGCCGCAAGCGCAGTTAACATGTCCCACCACATCGGAAGTCCAGTGTATGTCCAGAACATTCAATATCTTGCCGCACTTGGAACAATGCCATTCACCCGCCATCCTCATTCTCCTTATCTCCTAAAGTCGCTAGGTAGAGCCAAGTTCTTGACTCTGCTTGTATATCCGACTGCCGCGCGTCCTTCGTCGGTCAGCTCGTCATACAAATCGTCCATCCAGTATTTGCGTTTCAGCAATCCCATTCCTTGCAGACGCTTGCTCAATTCCTCCGGTTGAACAATCATGAGAGGACGATGATGGGAAAGCGTGTTGAAGTCCTCCTCACTCAACAGCATGGGCACATCGTCGTTTTGGATGGCGTCACGAAGTTTTTCGGCCTGACTTGAATATCCATCAGCCCTTTTGACCAGATTGTCCGGCATGGGAGTATCATCCCCGCTAAGCTTCTTCCAACCGTCGCGCACGTCCTCGGCTTTCCGCTCGTACTGGTTGGCAAGACGGCGTATCAGTTCGTGGCGGAACTCTTTGTAGAAAACAGTCTCAAAAACATTATCTTTCTCGCCAGCCCAAATGGTGAAACGGAACCCTTTCTTATCGTATTCGAGTCCTCCGCCGAACTCTCCGAAGTGGAATTCCGGCATTCCATCATCTCGCTCGTCCAATACGGCTTCGACACCCATCGAATTCAGTTCGTGTTCCAAATCGCGCAGGTCGGATAGCAGTTGTTCAAGGTCAAGCATGGTTCACCACTTCCTTGCGTAGGATTCCATGATGTCCGCGTCGAATTGGGTCGATGAGCTTAATATCATCCGTTACCATAGATTTTTCCTCCCTCGTCTTTGATGCCTTTTTCGACCAGACTGACAATCGCATACAGGTCGATGCTGCCGTGTTCGCCCACATGGACGATGCCGGTGTCCTTATCGACCGTTGCCGTCTCGTATAGTCCGTCGCTGAGCCAGCCGCGTTCATTGTTAGCGTCTTCACAGAGCAGTTCCACCGCTCGTTTGTTCGGAAAATATTCCATCTCAACCCCTTAGTCCTTGTCCAGTTGCCACACGTCGGCCAGCATGTGCAATGCGGTCTGACGGCGCGTCTCATACGGACTGCCAAGCTTCTCACACAGCAGCCATCCTTTGAACACGGACACCGGGTCGCGTTCGGGGTATTTGTTGAAGTACTCGCAAACATGCATGTACCGTTCGGCCATATCATCGGTGTCCTTCGCCATCTGTTCGTCGCCAATCGTGTTCCGCCACCATTCAGCGGTCTTGTCGAACTGGTCTTTCAGCCACATGAGCCGGTCGGTGCGCGGCATGGGCGCGGCCAGCAGACGGGCCAGTTCTGCCAATGCCTGTTCCTCACCCATGTCGGACGTATTGAGGACGGTGTTATCCTCGGCTAGCTCGTACTGCGTGCGGACGATGCGGATAGTGTCGCGGTCGGGAAGGTTGACGGTAATCTCGTATCGTGCTTGGGGGTCGTACGCGGTGATGCGTCCGAATTGGCGGTCGTTGACCACATGCCAGTCCGGCAGTGTGTGTGCAACGGTGTTGAGGACGTTACGTGTTTTCATTTTTGTCAGTTCCATTCCTTCGGGGCGACGACAATCCAGCCGTTTGACAGCGGGTATACTTCGCAGGGTTCGTCCGAGTCCAAATCGTCGTCCAACGGGTTCCAGTCTTCGAGACCGTCGTGGGCGATTTCGTCGTTGAGTGCCCCGCTGTGGATGCGTTCGGTTTCGACGTGGACATCCTCTGAGGGGAGGAATAGGAACGAGAATGGTTCGAGCATTGGTTCGAAAAGATACGGCAGTCCGTCCTTGGCTCCCCAGTTGGCGACCATGTTCATGTGTCGTCCGTCATCCGTTTCCACGAGGATTATTCCCGATTCCTGTCCAGTGAGGTCGTGCAGGTTGATGGTCATGTTTTTCTCCTTGGATTTAACTTTTTGTGCGAACAACTCCAGTATAACCCACAAAAACAGGATTGTCAAACGGAAAGACAAGCAAGGTTCCCCACCCTAGAAAATGACGAAAACAAAAAAGGGAACTTGTACGTTTCCTGTACAAGTTCCCTCAATTAGGAAATCAATCCCAGTTGCACATGAAGTAGCCATTGGGGTCGATACCATCGACAAGATGGGCAGTGGCGCAATCATTCACGGTGAACATAGGGCGGGGCTTCACGTCATAATCACCCCTGATGCGTTTGTTTTTCAACTCCTCCCCCACGAAGCAGTTCTTGACGGGAACCACACGCCCACCCTGCGGGGAGCAGGTGGCACCATCCACGACCTTGTAGGCGAGTTTGCGGACGTTGACGCTCTTGCCGGTCTTGCTGACCTTGGTCACTTGGTAGAAGTCCACGAGAGTCATGCTGTAACCCCAAGAGCTGACGAATATGTCCCCCACATGCACTTCCACGTCGGTGGTGGAGGTCTGTGGCTTGCGGCGTTCCTCTTCGGTGCCGTTGATTCGGAAGTTCTCCCGAGTGAGCCAAGGGTAGGTCTTGATGGCCTTGTCGATGAAGTTCCTGACACCCTTCATGGTTCGCCAGTACTTACATCCACTGAGGTAATTGCGGCTAGTGATGTTAAGGAAGTCGTTGGTGACATCCACCCAACGATTGGTGCGTTTGTTGATTTGGACTTCGAGGCTGAGCATTCTGGTTTCTCCTTTTTTGGGGTAGAGGGTTTTCAACCCTGTTTGTGTGAACAATTCCAGTATAGGCTATGTTAAACCAAAAGTCAACCCAGAAAAACAGGGGCACAATCCAACCAAGCAGACCATACCTCAAAACCCAAAAACTCACCGACCAGCCAAGGCAACGGAACGAACCATAGAATCCAGCCTTGTGCTCCCCACCGATTGAGTCACATAGTAGCTGTCGTTGTCGAGGTCAAGCCAATAGACGACCTCGTTCTTGTCCTTATGGTACTCAGAGAAGATTTGACTTCCTCCCCTGCCTGAAAGCGGAGGATTCCTACTCCGGTCAGCTTAATGAAGCCTTGCGGTTCGGCGGGTTCCCGTTTCACGGGCGTCTGCGTTGCGGTCGGTTTGCGCCAGCCTCCGTCTTACGTCGCCTCCACGGGCGTTTAGCGACTCGGCAAGTCCCGCCGCGTCGAGTATGTTCAATGCGGCGTTCCAGTCACGGTCGAGCCGTGTGCCGCATTGAGGGCATTCCCATTCACGTATGTTCAACGGTTTTTGACCGTCTCTGCGTCCGCATTGGGAGCAGATTTGACTGCTGGGATACCAGCGGTCTATGCGAACGACTGTCCTGCCGTATTGGACTCCCAATTGTTGGATACGGTCGATTATTCGCGTCCAATTCGCGTCCAACAGGCTCTTCGCCATGCGGGTGCGCGCCAGTCCCTTGACGTTCAAGGTCTCCAAGGCGACGGCTTGGTTCTCGCCCGCCACCTTGGACGCCAGCTTGTACGCCACGTCCCTGCGCTGGTTCCGTATCCGACCGTAGGTCTTGGCCTTCAGGAGTCGTGTCTTCGCATGATTGGCCGAGCCTTTCTTTTCCCTTGCCAGTTGTTTGTCGAGTTTGCGCAGTCGGCGCTCCTTACGTTTCAGGGTGCGCGGATGCGGTATCTTCTCGCGTGTGCCGTCTATATAGACGATGCTCATGAGCGAGTCAAGCCCCATGTCGATGCCGCACGCCTCATGCAACGGCTTGGGGGCGTCGGTCTTATCCTCCACCTGCACGGTGAAGCTCGCCTCGTAAGAGCCGTCCGCATGTCTCATAATGGTGACGGTGTTCGGCGTGGACGGCAGTTCGCGCGTCCAACGGAGTTTGACCCGCCCTATTTTCGGCAGGGTCAGGAACGCCCACTTGCATCCGTCCGCATGCTCGACCTTGAATCGCGCGGACTTGGTGAACTCGGCCGACTGTTCGCCGTCCCTGCGGCTCTTGTACCGGGGCAGTCCCGTGCGATGCTTCTTCCCGGTGCGGTGGTTGGTCACAATATGAGTCCTGCCAGCCTTGTAGAGGCGGAGGAAGTTCCGGTAGGCCATGTCCGCGTGGCGCATCGACTGCTGCAACGGCGTGGATGATACGGCCAGAAGCCATTCCATGCCGGGGTCGCGTTTCCATTGGGTGAACATGTTGCTCAACTGCGAGTACGACTGCATTCGCCCATGTCGGCGACGCATAAGCTCCCGCTGGTCGAGCGTCCAATTGTACGCGTACCGGCATGCGCCGTACAGGCATGACAATGCCTCGCGCTGCCCTTGCGTGGGGTAGGCGCGGTAGTTGTATCGCCTGTAGGAACTCATGTTTGGTATTATACTTGGTCTTCATGGATAAGACAAACGATATTCGTAAGGGACGGCACTGCGTCTACGATTTGCACGCGCATTTGGTCTTCGTCACCAAATGCCGGCACGACGTGTTTACCGACGAGCATCTGAAAACGTTGGAACGCATATTCTCCGACGTGTGCGCCTCGTTCGACTGCCGGTTGGAGGAATTCAACGGCGAAACCGACCACGTACACCTGCTCGTATCATTTCCCCCGACCGTGGAACTCAGCCGACTCGTCAACAGCCTCAAGGGAGTGTCCAGCCGATACATGCGACGCGACTACCCTGAACTCGCGCAACACTATTGGAAGGCGCAACGCCTATGGTCGCCCAGCTACTACGCGGGAACCTCAGAAGGCGCACCGTTGAACACGCTGAAACGGTACATAGAGAACCAGAACAGACCGGCGTGATTCACCACCGCCCTGAAGGACGGTGTACCCTCACATAAAACGATTGCAGACCGTTCATACTGACGTGGGCAACGCCAAGTCGTGGCTTAGGGGAATGTATGGTAGCGCCCAGAAAGGCGAAGCTGCTCGCTAATCCCTAAAAAACAGAAAGGCCGGAATCCCCAAGAGAAGAAAAACCTTGAGCCTTCCGGCCTTCCTGTTTTTTCAGTCGTTGTGGTCTTCCGTGGAACCGTATACCGCTTCCTTCATATCCATCGGGTGAGCGTATTCGTAGGTGCTGATTTTCACATAGGCTTCGCCATCCCTGTTGGCGAGAACACGATGGCTGGTGGCCTTGCCCGCGAAGCGGGTCGGGCTTGTCAGGTCGGGGTAGACGGTGCATCCGGCGATGTCGTTGGGGCTTCCATCATAATTCTTGCGGAGTGGGCGGATTTGCACGGTCTTGCCACTGGGGCTGACCTTGACCACTTCGTAGTAGCTGTTGAGAATCATGTCGTAGCCGTAGACGGAGTGGAGCACGTCTCCCACTTTGAGGGTTCCCACCGCCTTGGTGTTGTCCTTGCGGGATTCTTCGCCTTTGATTTTGAAGTCTTTGAGCGTGTAACCGTTATAATCCATGACTTTTTGGCGGAAGTTTTCAAGCCCACGCATGGTCTTCCAAGTACGACGGTAGGTGCCTTGGTAGGTGCGTTCGCCTTGGCTGTTCTTAGTCCAAAGTTCAAGGCTGAGCATTTTGGTTCTCCTTTTTGTTTGCAGTCTTTGTTTGTGTGAACAATTCCAGTATACCACAGGTGTGGTCGGCGAACCTCCCTGACCTTACGGAAGGGGATTGCGGCCTAAAATCCGTTCAAAAGCCCACCGACTTCTCCTCCACATGAGGTAAAACAACCATTGGAAACACTCGACAAAAAGAGACAAAAAATAGGAAACCCCACCAACCACTACACATACAAAATCGAATGGTCAGACGAAGACGAGGAATGGGTAGGAACCGTACTCGAACTCCCCAACCTCAGCTGGCTGGGCAAAACACCAGACCAAGCACTGAACGGCATTCAACAGGTCGCACGGGAATGCGTGGACGATATGACAAAACAAGGCAAGGAACCGCCTACACCATTATCTGACAGATACCGTTCAAACCAACCCACAGACGTTCCGAACAAGGAGACTATTTCCGCCATGCGGGAGGCTAAGCGTATAGCAAAGGACGAACACACGCGAGGTTATCGAGACATGAACGCCCTTTTCACACACCTGAATGTTTGATAATGACCGACGCCAGCATTGCTGTATGACTGTTTTTTGTTAGATTATTTTTTTGGGCATAGCAAAGGCCAGCTGAGGGGATTGACCCCGCCTAGGCTCACCTTGCTTTATAGGCTTTTGCCCTCCGCTGTCTTATATGACTTGATGTCTTTACGGGAGACGCGGCCGTTGGAAAATAGCGAATCGTGGGTGTCAAGTCTCACCAGAACTAGAGAAATCTCGTCTCCGTCGCGGCGATATACAAGTAGTAGGTCTGATTCGACATGCAATTCGCGGAATCCTTTCCAGTCGCCGGTGAGAGCATGGTCGGAATATTTCGTCTTCAGAACATCGGTATCACTTTTCCCCAAAGCCCGAAGTGGCTCCTCAAGTCTGCTTATGTCGTAATGCTTCTTTTTCAGACGTTTGACGTCGTTGTCGAACGACCGTATGGTTTTTAGCTTCAGTTCAGAGCGCATTAAGATAGTCCATCATGTCTTCAACGGTGTCAGATGAGTGAGTGTATTCGTGTTCCAAAGCCTGACGGCGGGCTTCTTTGTTCTTAAGTTCTACTAATTCGTTCTCCAGTTCGCGGAAATGCCTGTAATCATGTTCGTTGAGGATGAAGTAAGCGGGGTGGTTGTTCTTCATGACGGTGACGGGAGTGCCGTCCCCTACTTTGGCGAACTCGGAGCTTGCGGTTCCCCTGCCGAATCGGCTGATGGGAACCATCGTCTCCACAGGTACAGTCAATTGCATTGCGTCTCCTTACTATTGCATGTAAAAATACATGTTATCAGACATGCGAATTGACATCAACTTGAAGGCAATACAAAAGGGGAGGGTCGGACTGGCGGTGGAACCAGTCCGACCCTCCCCTAGCTCACGGTCGTGTCAGCGTCCATGTCGCGGCGTCACGGCATGACGCTTACGGACGGAATACGCGACCGTCAATCCCATTCCCACGAGTGTGAACAGGATGACCGCCATGATAGGCGTGTTCACACCGGTTTGGGCGAGTTGGCGTACCGCTTTCACGATGGCCGGTGTGACCGGAGGAATGTAGGAGTTGGTGAACTCGGGTCGGGTTCCGGTGGTCGTGACCATGCTGGGGGTTGTGGTCGGATTGTTCTCATCCTCACCAGCATTCTCGTCGGTCTTGTCGGCCTTATCGGTCGGCGTGACGAGCATGGTGCTGGAATCCTTCGCCGTATCGTCCGTCGGGTCGTATTCGACTCTGGCGGTCAGATTGCCTTGCAGGTTGTCGCTTACGGTGACGGTCACATGGTGTTCCGTCTTGTCGTAGGTGACGTTCTTCTCGCCGGTGTTCTTCTCGCGAATCACGTACCGGTGTTCGCCGCAATCATCCACTCCATCATTGTCTCGACTGTAGGTGAGCGGCTTGAACTGGATGTTGCCCTGCTTGTCGTTCTTCTCACTGTCGATGACATTGCCCTTGTCGTCCACAAGTTCGAACTCGAATTCGTAGGCTTGCAGTTCACGTCCGGTCAGATTCTTCTTGGCCGACAGTTCGACCAACACGTCTTCCGGCTGGTACGTGTTCTGGAAGAGGATGCTCTTTTCGTTGGCTTTGCCGTTGGAGTAGGCGACGCTGGCGGCGAGCTTGTGGCTCTTCGTGTCCTCGGTGACGGTGATGGTGACGGTGTGGCTGGTGGTGTCGTAGGCGACGCCGCCCAATGTTCCGTCCTGTTCGTCAACCGTGTACGTGTACACGCCGGTCTTGTCGAACGTGAGCTTGTCGAATTCGAGGGTCCCGTCGCCTTCGCGTGCAGTTACCTTGTCGGATTGCGCGTCGCGTGGAACGCGGGCGAACTGTTTGGCTTGGAGCAGGTTGCCGTTGGAATCCTTCAATTCGGCGGAGAATTCGTTGTCGTTCAGGTCACGTCCGGTCAGATGTTTGGCCGCTTCGAGTCGCACGCTGACCGGTGTCGGAGTATACGTGTTGTCAAATCGGATGTCATTGGTCTGACGGTCGGCGGTGGCAGCGAGCATGCCGTCTTGGTCGGTGACGGTGACGGTCACATCGTATTCCTGAGTGGAGTAGCCGATGGTCTTGTCCGTTCCGGCGAGTTCCTTCACGTGATACGTGTATACGCCGGGCATGGTGTAGACCATTTGACCGAATGTGAAACCGCTTCCCTTGTTGGACACGGTTTGCGTTCCGTTTTGGCTTCCGACTGGCATTGGCATGTCGTTCATGCTGATGGCGTTGCCGTCCGCGTCGCGTGCGGATACCGCGTTCAACTGGAACTTGAATTCACCGTCCTGCGGAACGCGGCTGGTTGCCGTATCCGTGTTGACGATGTTTTTCACGCCGCTGATAGAGTATCCGACGTTCTTCGGACTGTAATGGTTGGTGAACGTGATGTTCTTGCCGTTAGCGCCGGTGGTCGGGGTGACGGTCTTGGATACGACGGTCAGCTTGCCCGTATGGTCAACATCCTTGACCACGTAGGTGATGGTCGCAACCGTCCCGTCCTTCGTGACGCCCGGAACGGTCGTATCCTGCTCCGACATGGTGAACACGTAGGTGCCTACGAGCGGGAACGACAGTTGGTCGAATCGGATGTTGCCCTGCCGGTCGTTCCGTTTCGTCTGGTCGGCGTTCGACACGTTGGCGGGCGCGGACTGTTGTTGGAGCGTGAATGCGAAGTCTTCGCCCTTGAGCGTGTACTTGTTGCCCTTGGGGGAGGTCATCTTCTTCACTGCGGTCGGATTGTCCGTGGCGGGTTGGGCATGGTACGTGTTGGTGAATTCCGGAATGTTGGTTCCGTTATCATACTTCACGTCGGCCAACAGTTGGCCTTCGCCATTGTCGGTGACGGTGACTTTCACATGATGTTTCGTAGCATCATAGGTGACGCCGCCCCTGTCGCCGTGGACTTCGCTGAGCGTGTAGTCGTACACTCCCGTCTTCTTGTAGGAGATGGTGTCGAACAGGATGTTGCCCTGCTGGTCGTTGGTTTTCACCGTTCCAGCCTGACCGCCTGTCTTGTCCTCGACGCATTTGAACTCGTATTGTCCGGCTTGCAGTTGGATGCCTGTATGGTCGGGGTCGTTGAGGGTCTTGTGCGCACGGAATTGTACGCTGACCGGCTTCGCCTGATACGTGTTCGTGAACGTGGTCGGATAGGCCGCGTTCGTTCTGGTTTGGGCTTTCAACTGTCCGGTCAAATCGTCGGTGACGGTGATTTGCCACATTCCCATGTGGGAATCGTAGTTGACGCCGCCCGCCGACTGGCGGACTTCACGCACCGTGTAGGTGAACGTGCGGGTTTTGGCACCGTTCAACTGTTGGGCGGTGAACGTCAACGGTTGGAAGCTGATGTTTCCGTTCTGGTCGGCGTTCACGGTTTGCAACGGCTTGCCTACCGCCTTCTCGTTGTCGAACAGTTGGAATTGGAAGTCTGTGAGTTTCGCATGGCTGGCGTTCTTGTTGTCGAACGTCTTGTGTGCGGTGAGGCTCACGGTCACGTCCTTCGGCTGATACGTGTTGTGGAAGACCGGGGTCTTGTTCGTATTGTCGTAGGAGGTGGAGGTTTTCAACTGTCCGTAACCGTTGTCGGTGACGTTGACGTGCATGGTGTGGACGGTTTGGTCGTAGGTGATGCCTTTGAGCTGTCCCGTCTTTTCCATGATACGGTAATCGTGTTCGCCTACCGTATTGTAGGTGAGCTTGTCGAAGGTTACGGTTCCGTCCGCATTGTTGGTCTTGGATTGGATGGTCTTGCCATTCTTGTCCTGCAATTCGAATGTGAACTCGTTTGCGTTCAACAGGCGGAGCGTGTGCTTCGGGTTGTCGATTACCTTGCTGGCTTTCGGCGTGACGGACACAGGCTGGCTGGAATACGAGTTGACGAACTGGCCGTTGTCAATGGTCTTGCCATTCTTCATGGAGATGGCCGGATTGATGAGCGAGGCTTTCAACTGTCCACTGTTATCGTCGGTGACGGTCACAGTCCATATGGCGTAATGGTCGTCATATTTGACGCCCGCCGCACCCGTGTTGCGTTCACGAACCGAATAGGAGAAGGTGTCCTTGTCTTTGCCGTTCAGCTTCGCCTTGGTGAACAGGAGCGGAGAGAACTCCACTTTGCCGTCCGCGCTGGCGTTCACGGTTTGGATAGGAGTTCCGGTCGCCTTGTCGTTCGCATACAGGTCGAATTGGAAGTCGGTAATCTTGGTGGCCGACTGGTCTGCGTTCGTGAACAGTTTGCTTGCCACGATACGGGCTTGCGTATCCTTCGGAGCATACGTGTTCGTGAACTGGACGGTGTCGGATTGAATTCCATTATTGGACACGTTGGCCGTGACATGACGGTCGAACGTGTTCAAATCGTCGGTGACGGTGACGGTCAGTATCCAAACACGGTCATCATACGTGACTCCAGCATTGTCTCCCTTGCGTTCCTTCACCTCATACTGGTAAGTGCCTTCCTGAGTGAACGCGCCGGTGTTAATTCTGACTGTCTGGGTCTTGTTGTCGGTGAACGCGATGGAGGATGGCACCGCGCTCTTCGGAGCATTGTTCAACGGGGTGATGTCCGCGACATACTTGTCTTTTTCAGTCCAAGCGCCGTTCGGACGACCGTTCAACACTTTGACCGCTTTGACGGCGACCGGAACCGTGGGCATGACCATGCCGTAAATGCCGTGGTCTTCGTTCAGGTCTTCGTAGATGGCGGCAGTCATCTTGTTCAATGCGGGGAAATCCTTTAATGGGATTACTCCGGCAATCATGTTGCCGTCCGCATCATCCTCCTCATCACTATCGGAATCGGTCGCCTCGCTGGCGTCCTTCGCGTTTTTGACGGTCGTATGATGCCCGTGCCATGTAATGCCGGTTTTCGGCGTGAACCTGAGCTTGTAGCCGCTACCGGCTGGAATGGAACCTATCTCGTAGCGTCCGTTCTTGTCGGTCAGAGTGGCGCAGGGTTTGCCGTCCACACTGGTGACGGTCTTACCCTTCTTGTCCAAGAGGGTCACGGTCACGTCGGAGAGAAGACGGTCCGAATCCTGTCGGATGCCATCATGATTGACGTCGAACCATGCGACACCGTTGACCTTGCGCTCGACTATCTGGGTCAGGGCGTCAACCTTGTTGTCACCGTCAGCCCACCGGTTCATGTACACGTCGCCCGCACTATTATTGGTGGGTTTGATGCCCAGTGTGAAGTCGTAGCGGGCGTTGGCGGGAAGGCTGGGCGACGTGAACGCCCATGCCACCGGCTGGTCACAGCCGTCGGGGATGACGACCTTGCCGGTCGTCGCATCCACTTTCGCTTCCGTCCACTGTTCGACCTGTTCGCGGGTTATCTTCGTCGCATCCACGTTCCGCCACTTCGGGTCGGTGGTGAAGTAGACTTTGACGCCGCTCATGCTCGCGCCCGCACCGGCCTTGACCGACAGTCCTGTCAATGTGTATTCGCCGTGATAGTCGGACTGTCTCAACCCCTTGTAGGGCATGATGTCAACCGCATACGGGGCGGGTTTCGCGTCACGGCTGAAGTTGCCCAGCATATTCACGAATCCAAGATTCGACTGGGTCTCGTTCAACAGGGTCTTCGCACGGGTCGCAAGACTGGACGCGTGCGTACGCGACACGCGGATGGTGTAGGCGGCGGTCTGACCGTAGGCGGCGGACGGGGTGCCCATCCACCGTTTCGACCTGATTTCCGTGTTCACCGTATACTGCTGGTTGTTCTTCGCGTCCGTCTCCGGGTCGGACGGCTCTCCGATGGTGGTGGAGAATCTGACGAGCGTGTCCGTCCCGTCCGCCTTCACTCCGTTGACCGTGTACTCCAATGTGGTTGTTCCGTCCTTGTTTGGGGTGACGGTCGGCGTGACGGGCGTGCCGCCGGTGACAACGCCCTGCGTTTGTCCTGAATCAGTGTCCTTGTATTCTCCGCCCACGGTCGATGAGCCGTCCGTGTAGGTCAGACCCTTGGGCAGTGTGACCTTGATGTGGTAGTCGGTCAGATAGTCGCCGCCGGTGCTGCTGTCGCCGGTCTTGGCGGTCGCGTTTATCACCCAGTCGGCGTGACGCTGTTCCTTGTCCAAATCGTAGATGGTCTTCGACACGGTGTTGGCCGTGTCTTTCTGGCTGGTGTGGATGCCGATTGCCGGACGTTCGCCCACGACGTACAGGGTGTCGCCCTTGTTGTTTCCGCCGGTGTCGCCGCCCTGATATACGCCGTCGTCGCTGAACGTGGCCTTCAGATAGGTTTTGCCGTCGTAGTGGAGGCTGGGCTTGCCTAGTTGTTTGACGAGGCTCGTGTAGTCGTCGCCGGTGATGGAGCGCGCGTATGCCGTCCACGTGGTCAAATCGTCCTCAATGTCGAGGTTGGCTTTCTTGGCGAGGTCGTTGCGTGTCCAGTAGTCAACCTGTCCGGTGGTCTGCGCCGTCCTGCCTGCGGTCTTGTCGTTGACCTGCATGGGGAGCGTGGCGCCGACGCTGATACGTGAATCGTATGACGTGTTGGCGGTATCCCATACGCGTGTGTCGATTATCTGCGCGGCGAGTACTTTGCCATGCTTGGCAGCCTGAGCGTATGTCGGATACCAGTCGAAATCATCATAGTCGGCCTTGGCTTGCGCGGTGTCGGTGGAGAAGTTGACGCCGTTGGGCAATACGCCCCATATGACGGGTTCCATGCCGTCATTGGTGCGGGTGTCCGACCACCAGAAGCGCGCGCCCCACGTGTTGTAGCTGTCGTGGACGGTGTATGGTTGGTCGGGATTGTCGCTTGCGGACAACGGGGTGAGGATGTCGGGGTCCCATTTGACCAAGTGGACGCCGAGCACCCTGCCGTTGCCGGTCGAATTCAGTTTGTTTTCGGCTGCGGTGACGATGCCGAACTTGGTGTTTTCCAACACTCGGTCGGAACCTTTGTGTATTTCCGCGTCCTGCCAGCGTCCGGTGGTCGCGTTGTCGCAACGTCCGACGGTGCGGGTGGATGCGTTCGTGTAGTACATGCTCTGGATGAATGCTCCGGGCAGTCTTACTGTCCAGTTGCCTGATGCCAAGTCGTCGTCGGCGACCGATTGGTTCGTGTTCGTATCGGACGTGTCGAGCGTCATGCCGGATACGCTGGTGGCCGACAGTGCGGTATCGGTGATGGTCACGTTGCCGGTCTGGTCTTTGCCATAATACTGGGCGGCGGTCTTGCCGTCCGTGGTGGCGGTGGGGAGGATGAACGTGAACTCGTCCACGTGCAGTGCGGCTACCTGCTGTTGGGTGAGGGAGCCGTCCATGTATGCGGTGGAGCATTTGCCGAATGAGGTGTACTGTCCGGCGTTGGCGCACGGGTAGTTCAACGTGTCGTAGCCGGTGAAGCTTACGTTGACGGTGGTGCCTTTGTCGGTAATGGTGCCGTCGTCGTAGACGGTGGTTCCGTCGTTGACGGACTCCTTATCCACGGTGATGGAGCTGGGGAAACTACCATTGTGGTCGAACGAGTCGCACTTCCTGTTGTGAGTGCTCTTTCCGTTCCACTTATAAGTGGTGGTTTGGTGGATTCTGTCCCAAAGTATCGGCTGCCATTGCTTTTCACCCGCATGCTTGTCGTCGTCGTCCTGAAACACGCTGGACACGTTCAGCTTGTAGCCGATGCTTCCGGTGGGCACTTCGATGCCCTTCAACCCCTTCGACCTGTCCTTCCAACGCATCGCGGTACGGACGAGCACATGCAGTTGGCGTCCCTGAATCTTGCCTTTGCCTTTGTTTGGCGCGGTAGCGTCACCCGTATTGAAATCGTAGGTGCCGCCGCCCGTAATTTGGTATTGCAGGCTTATGTTCAGGTTGAGTTTCGCGCTTACGGTCACGTCCTTTGGCGTGTCCGACATTGCCTTGTGTGTTCCGGTGTCGGTGGGATTGTTCTTGTTCCATGCTGTCCACGCCTGTACGGTCGGGCGGAATTTGTATCCGTGTGGCGCGGCTTTGACTTTGACCGCGAGCTGGATGGCGCTGGTGCCGGGGTTGACGGTCGGACTGTTGGAAGTCGGCTCCAACAGGCGATAGCAGGTGTACACTTGCGTCTTCACACCGTTGATGGTTTCGGTCGTGAGTTTCGGCTGATAGCCGGGAGTCTGGTCTACCCAACCCATTTGGTCGGTGTCGAACGTGACCTTATCCGCCGGATAAGGCAGTTCGAAATGGAAGCCGACACGGGTACGCTTGTAATAGTCCATGGTCGAATCCGGGGTGACGGTGTAATCGTAGTCGTAGATTACATCATCGAACGAGCGGACTATATCATTGCTCGCGTCCTTATCATCGCCACGCTCATTGTCATTGTCGAATGGTGCGGTTCCAGTGACTCGGTCGGTTAGTTTGAGTTTCGACACGTATGCGGTGTCCGTGTCGAGCATGTCATGAATGGTAACGTCTTTAGCATCTTCCGGAGCGGATTGCGCTCGGATACTAGTGTCGGCGTGAACGTCCGACTGTGTTTGACTGTCAGCATTACTACTGCCGGTAATGTCTGACTGGGTGTTGCCACTATTAGTGTCGGCGTTCCCACTATTACTGGTGTCGGCTTGGACTTGCGTGGACGAATCCACCGTCAAATCGTCAGCCAAAGCGGTAGACGCGGACAATGCGCCACCACCGAACATTGTCGCCGTAGCCAAGATAAGCGCGGCAACCTTTCTCAGGCCGGGTTTCATAACCTTGAGCTTCCCTTCTGGAGAGTGTGTCATGAAAACGGGAGAAGGGCTGAAAAGAAGCCCCCCCCGCGCGTTTTTTGATTGTTCAGTTATAAGTATGGAAAGCTGGTCTCAAGTACGGTTTGCAGGAGAGTTCCCAAGGCCAGCCTTCCGATTTTTGCCCGCTCCGACCATGCTTCTTCCAATCTTTGGCAACTGGTTGAAGCATGGTTTCATGTCGGGGAGGGCAAGGCTTTATCTGTTATTCGGCTTTATGGGCCGGTTTCTTCTTGTCCGGGTCGGATTCGGTTTCGGTCTCGGCATTGGATTGACCGTCGGAGGATTCTTCGGTCTGGCTTGCGGTCTTACGTTTGCCAAGCTTCTTGACGGCCATGGCCAACAGTCCGCCGACTGCGGCGAGCACGATGATGACCAGTCCGATGATTCCGGTGTTCACGCCGGTCTGCGCGAGGTCGCTTACGCCAGCGGTGCCAGCGCCTCCGAACAGTTTCTTGGTGACGTGAACCTTGTAATCCTTGGACACGAGTCCATCTCCGGATGTGACGGTGAGTGTCGCATCGGCACCATTCTTGTTGATGGTGATGCTCATTCCCGAATCCTTGTCGTATTGACCTACGACCGTCCACTTGTCGGGATTGTCCACAGCCACTTCGTAGGAGGTTTTGTTCGGGTCGAATCCGTTAATGAGCTTGCCGTCCACGGAGATGCCGGTGAGTTCCGCCTTGTGGGTGGCGGCGGTGATGTAGGTGACGGTGTAGTCATGTTGGGTGAACGTATTGCCGTCCGGAGAGAGCACGCTGACCGTATACGTGTAGGTCATGCCCTTGTGGGAACTGGACACTACGGCGCTTTGGCCAACCTTCGTCTCATAGGAGAAGGTGCCGCCTTCCGGAATGTCGAATTTGTCGGATGTGACGGGCACATACTTGCCGTCCTTGCCAACGTAACCGACGGATGCGAGGCTCGTGTCAGTCTGAGAGTCTGGTGTCTTGACCGGAGACTGTTCCACCGGCTCCTTCGGCTGGAATTCGGTGACGGCGGTTTTGACAGGACGGGTTACGGTCACACTGTAGGTGCGGCTTGCTCCCGTGGCGGTGTCGGTGACTGTCCATTCCTGTCGGTTGGATTGTGCGCTTTGGGTCACGTTTCCGGCTTTGACGGTTACTCCTGCCGGGGCTTCCGGTAGCAGGTAGGCGCTGGTGTTCGCGTCTTTCAATGCGACCACATAGTCGAGCCTGTTCGGATTCCAATTGTCGATGAGCGTGCCTTTTTCGGCTTTGCCGGTGAGATTCACGTAGATGCCGTTGAGTTTGGCGGGACTGTCCGGTTGGATGTCGGAGGTTTGGAAGTTGACTCGTACCGTGTAGTCCACGCCGTTCACGTTGACTGTGATGATTCGGCTGGTGCCGTCAACACTCAGTTTCGGACGGGATACTTCCGCGTCGAGACCATGTTCGGCGGAGAGGGAGAAGGAGTCCTTCGCGTCGGAGGCGGGAAGGTCAACGACTTTCTGATGGTTCTCATCAAAGTCCGTCTTATTGATTTCGTAACTCTTGGACTTGCCGTCGGAGGAAGTCTGGGTGAGCGTCATCTTCGTGAAGTTCTTATCCTCGGGACGAACGTCTCGGGTTCCCACCGTGTAGGCTTGTTCAATCTTGTTGCCGTGTCCGTCATCGACGGTCACGGTTCCCTCTGCTGTTCCGGAGAGCACGACGATATTATGCTCGTTGTCGGCACCCACCATGGTCTTGGGAGTGGATTCCCATTTGACGGTGGCTTTGTCCTTGTTGGACAGTGTGACCTCATGGTAGGAAGGACTGTTGTCCTTGTCGGACAGGCCCGTTGCGGAATATCCGGCGTGATAGGAACCATCTTCGTACTTGCTGAAAGGAGTCCCCTTATCGGTGCCATTGTTCAACGTGATTTCCTCGCCAATCGAATATTCGAATGGTACGGTGATGTCGAACTGCGGCAAGCCTTTATCCGGGTTCGCGTCGGCATGGTAGACGGCTGTGCCGGATACGATTGCTGTGCCGAGCTTATCGCCCGAAGTGATGTGTTGTTCCCTGAAGGTCGGTTCAATCGTAAACTTGGTGTTGTCGTCTTCGTTCAGTGAGCCGATGGTCACGGTGGTCGGACGGACGTTCACGGTCGGAGTGGTGAGGGACTGGTTACCACCCGCGTTCGGAAGATTTATGAGCGGAATCTGCTTATCTCCAACCTGCGCGTACCAAGTGTTGGTACGTGAATAATCTCCCAAGTTGACGGTCATATGCCAGATTTTGGTTTGTTCGGTCTGAACGTCCGTGTACTCGTAGTTGCCTGTGGCGACGCCGGTTGCGGATGTCACGTGAGTGGCGTTGTCCACGCTGACGTTCCATGCGATGTTCAGGCTTTTGCCGTTGGACAGTTTGATGGTCTTGACCTCATTGCCGTCCTTGTCAACGACCTTGCGGTCTTTGCTCACATGATAGGACTTGTTGGCGGGCACATTGGCTACGGCTTCCACGGTTCCGTCCGGGTTTTCTCCGGATACGGTGAACTGGGTGCCGTCGGCCAGAGTGATGTTCTCACCTGTGGAATATTTGAATGGGATGGAAACGTCGAACGCTGGATTGCCGTTCTTAGCACCGACATGGTAGACGGCGGTGCCGGTCACATCCACTTGGGCGAACGTGCCGTTGACTGTGAGCTTCACATCCTGTAAGTCGCTACGCTTCAATGTGAACGTGTCATCGGAATCGTTCGTATGCACGGTGATGCGTCCCGGAACCTTGCCGGATGGTTCGGTGGCCGTATAGGATTGGTCGCCGGTTTCCGGATTGTTCGTGAACTGGAACGTCTTCCCTTCGACTTCGCCGCTCCAAGTGTCGGTACGGGAGTAGGATTGGTTGACTTGAATCGTCCACTCGTATTCGGCTTTGGTTTCCGGGTCGATGGTCTTGTACTTCTGGTTGACGGTTCCAACGACGGTGGTCACATGGGTTTTGGAGTCAGTGGTCTTGGCCCATGTGATAGGCAGTTCGGTGTCGTCGGACAGTTTCAGGCCGGTGATTTCCCTGCCGTCCTTGCCGACGACCTTGCCCGCCTTGTTGACGGTGTAGTCCTTGTTCGCGTAGTCCAACACGGCGGTCTTGCCGTCCTGTTGGACGGTGAACGGGGTGCCGTCCTTCAAGGTGACTTCCTTGCCGTAATCCTTCGTGTAGTTCACGGTCGCGGCGAATTCGGGGAGGATTCCTCCTGCTTTCTTGGAGTATCCGGCTGTGCCGGTCTCGTGAATCATGCCGAGTTTGACCGCGCCGGTGGTGGCTCCCGGCGTGATGGTCGGATTTGTGAGGGTCACGTTGCTGCCGTTGCTGCCGGTAACTTCCAATCGTTGAGGAATGGTGTTGCCGGTCATGGACGCGAGTTGTTTTCCATCCTCGTCGGATGTGGTGAATGGGATGCTGTTGCCCTCATAGTTGGTTGACCAGCTGGCGGTGTTGGATGCGGTTACGCTCGTGTGGGTGTTCCAACCGTAGGCGTCGATTCGGGTTCCGCTGTCCCAGTTGAAGTCCATGATTTCGACTCTGGCGGTCGCGGTTCCGGTTTTGGTGACGGTGTAGCCGTTCCTGTAATCGTATGTGGGTTTCGACCAGTCGATTGCGGCTGTGGTGCCGTCCGACAGGCGGACGGTGTTTTCGGATGGGTTGCCGTCCTTGTCCAAGGTCACGCCGTTCAGTGTGGCGTTCGCGGTGCTGGTGTCGCCTTGCACGACGAACTTCGTCCCGTCCTTTAGGGTGACTTCCTTGCCGTAGGTTTCGTCCACGTTCACGGTCAGTGTGACCTTGTGGCTTACGGTGTCAGACTCATCGAATGTGCCCTTGTAGGTGACGGTGCCGGTCAGATGGCTGACGCCGACCTTGCTGTGGTCGATGTTGAGCGTCGGGGTTTCAGCAGACAATGCGATAGGCTTGTCCTCGCCGTCAAGCGTGGCGGTGGCCGCTTTCAATGGGTCTCCGTCATATTTGCTGATGGTGGCCGTATAGTTGCCGTCGCCGTCCTTCTCGTAGGTGACGGTCTGCTTTCCGTAGGTGGTTTGGAGTTTGCGGCTTGTCGTGGTGGTCTCGCCGCCGGAAGTGGATGGCGGGGTCGTCGTATTGGCATCGTCAACGGCCAACGCCGTCACAGCTCCCGTTCCCATGGAGCCTACTGCCATCACGGCAGCAAGACCCACGCCACCGATTTTCTTCGCGGCATTGTTCCAATTATCACTCATTCAATGTCCTATCCGAGATGTGAAACGTTTCCTTTGCGGATTTCGTCTACCACCTTAGCGGACGTGTATGCCGTCAACCTCGTATAGGCAGGAAATTACCTTGAAAAAATTTCGGGGTGGACGCTGTCCGGACTTTTGCCGGATTGTCCATCCCGAAAAAAATCGTTTTGGAAAACGTCATGCCCTCTGGGGATTCGCTTTAAGCAGGGGTTCGGTGTCGGTGTGGTGTCCGCGCTTGTTGTACCAAGACACGACGCTCATGCCGCTGGCCTTGTCGCGTAGGGTGATGCCGTACTGGCCCTCATGCTTGCCGGTGCCGACATGCACGGCTTGGGCGGGTACCGGATTGTTCTGGTGCGAATAGTTGAACATGCTACGGAATCCGTCGGCGTCGTTCGCCTCGTATCCGACACGGGAACCGTATCCGTCATACAGGGTGTTGGTGTGCTCTCCGCGAACCGCGAAGGACACTTCCTTGTCCTGATGGCGCATTTCGATGCTGTCCTGTGGAATGTTCATGTTGCCGGTCTTACGGCGCATGAGCTTGGCGGCGCTTTCGCTGTCCACCGGATGATAGTAGTTGGACGCGGCTTTGTTTCGACGGTCTGCGACTTTCGACTTGTAGTCCGCGTACTCCTTGTCGCTGCTGAACTCGCCACGGGCCTTCTCGACCTCGGTGCCTTTGTTGTTCATTTCGATGGTGCCCCAAGAGGTCACATGGTCGCCACTGGCCTTATTGCGGTAGAACTCCTTGCGGAAGTGCAGGGCGTTCTGCGGATGTCCGTTCGCCTGTTTGCCGGTACCGGCGCTGATGGCGCATTGCACGTCGTCCAGTCCTTCGGCTTGCATGGCGCGGGTCATTCGGGTCAAATCATCGCCCGGAACGATAGCCATTGGGGAGCCGCCCTCATTATGCGGGCGGGGGGCACGTTTCAGAAGGCCGGTCTTCGAGTCTCGCTTCAAGGCTGGTGCGACGTGCGTCTTGCCTTCCTTGTCCATGTAGACGAACACTTCTGCGGAACGCGCGTCGGCATTGTTCAAACCAAGCTTATTCTCGTAGTAGTGGCGGGCTTTGACCTCCGCCTCCGCGAAATCCTTCGGGTCGATGTGGTACACCTTCGCGTTCTCGCCTTCGAACGCGGCACGGTTGACCTGCTCGTTCGTTCGGGCGTTCAGGGTGTCGTACACCTTGCCGTCCTTACGCCCCTCCAATTGTGCGGCACGACCGCCGAAACTGGTCTCGTCCAACGGCAGGTTCTCGCTGACCGGCTGGAACTTGTTTCCACGACACATGCTCAACGTGTGTTCCGGGGCTTCACGGTCATGGTTGATGACTCCGAAGCAGGTGTTGCCGGTGGACGCGATGGCGAGCTGTTCGCCGTCCTCGGTGCCGGTGATATGCACTCGTTCGTGAACATCATGGTTCTTGAGCGTGCTGAAATTACGTCCGCTCGCGCCGACGTGCATCATCTCATAGCCGCTGGGCATTTGGGAGAGATTGTTCTTGTAGTACTTGCGCACGTTGCCGCGACGGTCAACGTACTCATGCCAGCCGACGGTCAAACCCCATTCAGTCCACTGTCCGATGGGGTTTCGCGGCTGTGCCGGATTGTAGGCCATGTCTTGTCCTTCCTCGACCTGATTCCTCCCCGAACGGGAGGTTTTTCCAACATCAGATTCCAGTCTACAATCCTCAAGGTCGATAAAAGGCGGAAGAAGGTAATCTACCGGTTTTTCTCATGCTTCGACTTTTTGGAAAGATGGTCGGAAACGTGGACGAACACGGTTTCAGCGAACACGCCCACATCCTTGGCGAGAATCCTCAAACCCTTCCACAGCAATCGTCCCCACGTCTCCCCCAATATCCAGAAGCCTACTATCAGGCCGAAAAGGGACAGAATGGATTCACGAATATCCAGTCTGCCGTCAGCGGGAACGTCGAACGACATGTAGATGACGGCCGCAAACAGGATACCCGCCCCGAGCAGGGTCCTGCCCAATACGCTTTTCCAACTCAATTCAACCTCCGGTCGTGCTCCGCCCAACTCGCATCCGCTGAATCCGCTATCGCTTCCAGCATTTGGAACCCGTCCGGCACGGGGAACACGAGCAGTCTGACCAAATGCCGTCCGCCATGGTTCAGATTCTTAGACCGGACGAACGCCACGCCCTTGCAATAGTTCGACGTGGTGCCATGCCATGCGCCGACGTTCGTTCCCGCTTTCAGAATCGCGTTCACGCTTTCAGCGGTATTGTCCGGGTCGGCTTGCGCCACGCCATACGGGTAGGCGATGCTGGCGATGACGATGTACTTGCCGTACCCGCAGTAGGGCTGGCGTTTCCAACACTCCTCCGCGTAGGTGATGAGCTGGGAGCCGACCTTCTCACGCACGCCCAACGTGTTGCCTCTACCCCACGTGGTCGCCTTGCGTTGACCATGCTGGCGGGCTTTCAAATCCGAATCCGTGTAATTGCTGGTAATCCAGATTTTGTCCGGCACGCTGAACTTCACCTCATAGCCGTCACACCATGCGGGACGCTCCCCCACGGGAATGTTCCTCCACATGCCGACCACGCTTGACGCCAATCCGCCCGTAATCTGATACTGCGGGTTCTCGTCGGAAATCGGAATGATGAGAATGTCCAGCAGATAACAGCCGGAAGGCGCTTCGATGGGCGATTGCAGGTAGATGGTCGAATGCCGGTGCAGACTATCATCATCATCCCACAGGCGCACGTCGGAACCGGCGTCGATTATCGGCTTCACGGTTTCGGCGGCTCGTGCTGGGAACACGTTCCCGCCGTGGGGTGCCGACACCGTGACCACGGCCAGAAACCGTTCCACCTTCCACGCCTGTTTCATCGTTTTCAGATTCCGCCACTTGTCTTTCGCATACCGACGGATTCTCGCACGCCGTAAGGCACGCGTCTTTTCGGTCTGCACGGTGTCGGTGCCGCTCCACCATTCGACGGGGATGGTGATGGTCAGACGGTATCCGCCGCGTTTAACCGCTACGGTTTGACGAACCATGACGCTCCTCCGAACCATGACGATTCTCCGAACGGACGGTGGCTGCCGGACTCATGCACGCCCAGACAGTGCTGGCACATGGTCTCCCCGTCGTATGGGGTTTTCCTGACGCCGCAGCGGACGCAACGGCTGGTTCCCTTGTCGGTCGGATGCAGTGTGAATCTCATTTTCGGCTCCCCATCTCCAATGCGCTGATATCGGCTTTTAGAAGGTCGATGATGTCCTTACGGGTATGGTTGGTCTCGATTTTGCCGGAAACCCCGTGAAGGGCCTTTAAAGCGACGATACGGTCATGTTCGGCAAGCCACTCATCGTAATCCTTTTCGTCTGCGGGAAGACCGGTCTGAACGTAGGCACCATCGCAATACCGGCCACGAACGGTCTCATCATCAAGAGGCCGAACCGGCGAACCAGTCGGAAGCGCGATAGGCAAAAGCATGTTTTCTCTTTTCCGCTAGCCAATGTGGACTAATCCAGTCTAACGGAAACAACATTGGAAGAATCTGAAAAGCACGGAAATACGACGAAGAGAAAAACCAGCGAAACGGGAGGGGCGGGCTTTTTCTTCTTTAGGGAACCCGGGGTAAAGGATTCTCGCTTGTTAACGGTTCACACGGTTTCAGATTTTATCCGGTTTTCTTAAGCAATGAGAAAAGCCAGTGAGCGGTAATCTAAGTTAAGGATTAACCCGTCTCCATTCCCCGACATAGGGGGTCACGTCTGTTGGCCTCTACCCAGCAAAAGCATTTTTCCTATATTTTTTGCTTTTTCAAATTTTTTAAAATTTGAGCCCATATATATTATGTATTAGTTATGTATGTTATGTATATTTATGGGGATGCCTGAAAGCCCTTGTGGCAGTAAGGCTGAGAGACTGTTCTTATATTCAAATTGTGAACTTTTCATATTCAAATTGTGAACTTTCATATCTAAATCATAAACTTTTATATTCAAATCATAAGTCAAAAATAGGCAAAAAATGTTTTTCCATACTCAAATTGTGAACAATAGGGTGCTGTAGACAGTGTTGTTGAAAACCTCATAAAATACAGCCCACAGCCTACAATAAAGAAAAAAGAGAACCCCTCTGCAATAGGCAGAACAGGGGGGTTCGCTAAAAACCAGAGTAAAAGGAAGTGGTTTCATGTCCAATGATACACCAGCCGTCAACAAAAAAGACATCAGCTATTCCCCTAGCCTCATGTCGCAGATTGCCATGTTCCCTCTCAAGAACCCCGGTGACGTCCGATTCGTGGAAAGGACGAACGGATGCGTGTCCGTGGCGGTAATGCAATCGATGTGGGGTTGGACATATGGGAAGATACCCCGCCTATTTCTGATTTATACTCGTTCTTTGGTGCAAACAGGCTCCGACAAAGTGGATATGGAGCACCATATCGTCAAGATAGATAAGTCTTTCCACTTATTCTGTGAACAGGTTGGATTGGCGGCTGGAACCAGTGTCAAAGATGTCGAACAGTCTCTTCTTTGCTTATCCGGAACGACTTTCACGATTTCCCTAATCGGCAAAAGTCCTAATGGGAGACATTTCATAGAGGGGCGTAACCTACGTCTTGTGAGTCAATTCCATCTGCGTTTCAATAACTCCAAGTTCGACTATCCGGGTTTTAAAGATGATGGAGACCCGTCTTCTTATATCCAGTTCTCTGAGGAGATGTGGAGTATGTTCACTGACAATCCGGTGCCGTTGAACAAGAGAATCACCTTCGAGCTTGGCAAGTCGGCTAGAGCATTGGATATCTACCAGTGGCTTGCCTATAGAGCTTATGGGTTGAAGAAGCCTTTGTTTGTTCCATGGCAGTCTCTCAAGGCTCAATTCGACATATCGGATACGCCCATGTATTCATTTAAACAAAAGTTCAGTAGAGCCTTAAACAAGGTATGTAAGGCTTGGCCTGAAATCAAAGTCATATGCGGGAAAAACGGGCTAACCTTATACCCCTGCAAGAGTTCTCTGGACTCCGAGGAACCAGTCCAAAAGACTCCCCAACCGGTGAAGCCAAGGCAGGTGGAACTAAACCCGTTTGCCTAATCCAGCCTTCTCAATGAGTAGAAACGTATTCTCCTGTTTTCTATCGTCGGGCTTACACGTGGCAAACCGTTAATTAGTTAAGAAAAGAGCGGTCATATGATTGACAATAGCAACGAAGGCTACCTTCTGAAAGTTGCCGACAATCTGAAACTTATACCCATCGCTGGCGTCTTCCCTATAGAGAATACGGGAGCTGAGTTCTTTGAGAAAAGGAACGGAACGGTCACGGTCAATATTGCCCCGGAAAGAGGAAAGTGGGCTTATGGGAAGATTCCTAGGCTTATTCTTCTCTACTTGAGTTCTTTAATCATGGAAAGGTCTGAGAAAGTCGATTTCGACAAAAAGACTATAGTCTTTAACGAATCATTCCGTTCTTTTTGCAAGCACTCTGGCCTAACATATTACGGCGGTTTGGCCGAAAAAGTAGACGAGATGCTGAATCGTATACTGAATACGACTATCCAGTTTAGGGGCCGGTTCGACGCGAAGGAAGAACGAATACTGGCCGTGGGAAACTATCGGATTTTCGATTACGGAGAATTCCACTTTCACGACGTGGACACTTCTCGGAAAACATATATCAGATTATCTGACTTGCTGTGGCGGATTCTTACGGAGAATTGCGTCCCCTTGAACAGAGGTATCGCCGCCCAATTAGGACGTTCCCCCAGAGCTTTGGATATCTACCAGTGGCTTGCCTATCGAACATATGCCCTGAAAAAGCCCGTCGTCGTTTCTTGGGAGAATCTTCGGAGTCAGTTCGATTCAGCGGATACGCCGATGTACTCTTTCAGACGGAGGTTTTGCCGGTCGTTGGAGAAGGTGTCGGACGCGTGGCCGGAGCTGGCGACTTCCGTTGGGGAAAAAGGATTGACGCTCTATCCCAGCAGAAGCTCCCTCACTTCGGGAAAAGGAAAGGAAAAGGCTTTCGGACAGGGGGCCGTCTCTTCCGCAAAGGAGTCCGCCATGACGGAAAACCCGTTCTAACAAAAAGCTTGGGGCACCGGTTTTTCGATGCCCCAAGCTTTTTGTTGGGAAACGGAGGGGAAAGAGCTATGCGACAACGTCGTTGTACATGGCGAAGTTTTGCGCGTCGGCCATATCCCATGCTGTGAATTCGACTTCCTTCAAGGACTTGTCGTATCCGCAGTTTCGGAGCGCGTAGCGTGCCGCCGCGTCGATGCCTTTGCCGTAGTGCCCGTCGGCTTCCGCCTTGTCACGGAGTTCGGCAATGCCATGCAAGGCCGCGCTGATAGCCATTCCGGCCATTTTCGTCACGTCATTGTCCGCGCTGATGGAGAACGGTTGCCAATCGCATGCGCCGCTTTTCTCGAACACCCAGAATTGCATAGCCACAGGCTTGCGTCTGGTGCGTTGGAATGCTTCCGCCGGACAGTTCGCAACCGCCTGACGGTAGAACGACGCCTGAATGTGATAACCGTATTCGATGACATGCTTGTGGAAGTCCGTGGCGCTGGCACTGCTCGCGGTCTTCAAATCCACGAGATAGTCAACGCCGGTCGGAATCAAATCCGGCTTGGCTTTCAATCCCAAGCCGGTATCGTCATCCGTCCACACGATGCACTGTTCGCATGTGCCTTTGCCGATAAGGTCGTACATGTCGGGACGGGAGTCGATGATGTTCTGCTTCATGCGTTTGAGCAACTGCATATCCTTGTAGGATACGACGATGTTGCCCATCGCCTCTTGCGCTTCACGCCATGCTTTGTTGGCTTTGTTTTGGAAGGTCTGCCCCTCGTCAAGGCATACGACCTCGCTCGTGTTCAACAGGTAGGCGTGGAATGCGGTTCCGAACTTCATCGCGTCAGTCGGCGTATGGTCGCCCAACAGTCGGTCGTAAGCCCATTCCTTCGGATTTTTCAGGAACGCTTTCAACTGGCTCTGGTCGAGCGCGTCCATGGCGAAGTATTCCTCGTCGGTCGCGTCGATGATTTTCGCTTGGCTCATGGAGGATTACTCCTCTTCGTCTCCGGTGATGGAAGTGTCTTCGCCTCGCGCTTCGGCGTCGGCCTTGACCGCGTCTTCGTCGGGCAGATGCACTTCGACCTTGTTGGTTTCGGCGTTCTGGAAGATAACAGGCTCCTCATAGTCGATGGGTTCGCCGGTCTGCGGGTCGAACTCCGGCTGGAGCTTCATGTTGTCAACGTAGTTGTAGGGGTTTCCATCGGCTTCGGCCTGTGCCCGGTCGATTTCCTCCCACGCGTCCTGCCATGCGGCGTACTCCTCCGCATAACCCGGATATGGTTCGATGTGGCGAATCTCCCAGTCGAGGAATTGTTTATCGGTGATGGGCTGGGATGGTTCGAAACTGTTGGTCAGAGAGTCCGGAATCGGAACCGTGTATGATGCTCGGTTCCTTTCCTCCTCCTCGTCGGTCATCGGTTCGTCGAATACTACTTCGGAGTGGCCGTAATCGGTTGCCATTTTGGTCTTCTTTCTGATTTGCGCGGACATTTCCAAATATTGGACGGTTTCCAACCACATGCCGTGTGGCATTTCAAGTGGGTTTTTCTCCCACCGTTTATATGTGCTTGTTGACACGTCCAGTACTTCGGCTGTTTCAGCCTGTGTTTTTCCCGCTTGTATTCGAAGGTTGCGTAATGAGATGTTTCCCATTTTTTAGACAACTCCTTTCCTACAAGTTTCAACCCAACTATAGCATTGGTTCACTTTTGAGCCAAATCGTATGATTGATTATGCTGATAATCCTTGAAATTCAAAGGGACACGCCTGATTTCACAATAGTTCAAATATGACCTATACTTGGACATGTCCACATAAAAGAACTGACTTCCTCCACTCATGTCAAAGCATGTTCAAACTGTTTTCCGAATGGAAAAGGTTCATGCCTGATATTGGTGTGAGAGGAAAACGAAAATAAAGGAGAAAGCCAAAAATGGCAGAGCAAGAGCAGTCCGCGTCAGTGCCGTCCACGCTCGACGTGTTCCTCCCCCATATCACTCTTGGACGTTGCTCCCTCTTCGAGCCTTACGTTTTCAAGCAGAGCGACGATGACAAGAACAAGGACAAGGTTCCAAGTAAGCCGTCCTACATGTTCCGTGCGATTCTCGACAAGCGTCGTGACCGCGCCATTATCAAGAAGATTTCCGGCTATCAGAACGCATATATCGAAGAGCTGAAAGCCAAGCGCATGTTCGACAAGCGTGCCGCAATCCACTTCGCCCTCGTTGACTGCGATAGTGAGGAAGTCGAGGATAAGGACACCGGCGAACTGGTAATCATGTCCGAACGTGATTCCTCGCTGAGGGGCAAGTACATGCTTTCCGCCAAGTCTCGCGCAACCGAACCGCCGAGCGTCGGCTGGGTCGATGACAAGAACATCCTCCACCCCATGCCGAAACATTTCATCGTGAACGAGGAAGACCCCGATTCCGTTGAAGAGTACGAACGCCGACTCGACTTCTGGAAAGACAAGGTGTATGCGGGACAGTATGCGAGTGCCGTGCTTCGTCTTTCCGGCTGGCATCAGGCCAAGATTGGTCAGGGTGTGACCGGTCGAATCAAGAGCGTTGTCATTATCGGCGGCGGTACTCCGGCTGGCATCATGTCCCTTGAGGATGCTTTCACCGAAGAGCAGATTGCTGAAATGGTCGCATGGCGTGACCAGATGGTACCGGATTACGAGTCGGGCGACGACCCGTGGAACAAGCGTGTCAAGCTTCGTTCCAGTTCTGACGTTGACGATTATGCTGAGGATGACGATGTGGAGGAAGAGGAGACTCCGAAGCCGCGTCGCAAGGCGAAGCCGGTCAAGCCGGTCGAACCGGAACCGGAAGAAGAGGACGACTACGAGTATGAGGAGGAGGCTCCGAAGCCGCGTCGTAAGACCAAGCCCGCCCGTAAGGTGAAGCCGGTCGAACCGGAAGAGGAATACGACGGCGTGGAGGAAGAGGAGGTTCCCGCTCCCCGACCGCGTAAGACCCGTAAGCCTGTCAAGGAAACGGTCGAAGACGATTACGACTCCGACTTTGACGAGGGTGCGGACACCGAATGGTGATTGACTGATTCTAAAGAGTTATCCCAACCTACAAGTTTCTGTTGTAGGTTGGGATAACTCTTTTTAGGCTAGAACATCACGCCGCTGTTGCCGTCACCACCGGTGGACGGTTGCGACGGTGTAGCCGGTGTGGATGGAGTCGATGGTGTGGACGGGGTTGACGGCGTGGACTGCTGTTGCCTTGGAGCCGTATACTGCCGTTGCGGCGTATACGTGTACGTGTATTGCCGTTGCGGCGTGTAAGTCGGCTGGGACTGCTGTTGCTGTTGGGCCTGCTGATTTTTGGCCTCCTCCTCGGCTTTCTTCTTATCCTCTTCCGCCTTCTTCGCATTATCCGCGTCGGTCTTGGCCTTGCTGACCTTGCCCACCACATCTTGCAGACTGGACACCGCCTTGTTGGCGTCGGCCACATTGTCAGCCGTCACCTGCGTATCTTTCCACTGTTTGACGAGACTGTTCATGGTCTTCTTATCCGACGAATCCGGAGCGTCGCCAAGTTTTCCGGCTTGGTCGATGAGACTCTTCAACTTATTGGACACGTCCACGCTCTTCGACTGCAACGCCTTCCGATACGCGTTGTCGGTCGCCTTGTATTGAGCGTTCAACGCCTTCATTTTCTTGCCGATTGCCGCTTCGGTCATCGGATTTCCTTCCGTGGCCTTGCTGAGCTTGTCACACTCCCCCAGCGTGGTCTTGTCGTCCTTCACGAGACTGTTCTTGATTTCCTTAATCAGGTCTTTCGCGTCGGCCACACGCTTGTCCCAATTGTTTTGGGCTTTCGTGAGCGAATCCTGCTTCTTTTGGATTTCAACCTGCCGGGCCTTCTCGGCTTGGGCGTGAGTGTATGTCGAATAAGCGTAATAGCCACCACCGCATAGAAGCGCGATACCGGCCAGAATCACCACGACCATGATAATGATTTTACGGATTCTGCCACCATCGCCTTCACCGTCGGTGGTGTTTTCGGCTTCGGCATCATCCGCATAATCCGGCAGTTCGCCGTCGAATTGTTGCGGCGGAAAACCGGAGGACTGTTCTACGGGCGTACTGTCGAACTGGTTTGCCTGTATACTGTCATCCCAGAAACCGTCATCCTCCTGTTGTGGCGCGGATTGTTGTTGCTGGGGTGCCGACTGTTCCTGACCGTTGGAACCATCCTCCCACCATTGGCCTTCACCATGGTCGTTGAAGATGCTGTTTCGACGGTAGAAGTCATCATCCGGCTGGTTGGACTGTTCGCCGTTCTGCTGGTTCGCCGGTTCGGTGTCGGATTGGCTCACCGGCGTATTGTCGTACTGGTTTTCCTGTCCGCCGTCGAATGGGCTTGCCTGTCCGCCGTCATCCGGTTCAGGCTGTTGGGCTGGAATCTCATCTCCCCAAATATCATCGTAGGCTACCGGAGCGGCGTTCTGTCCATACGGCGAATTGTCGTCACTGCTCCCCCATATATCCGGCTCGTTGGACGGCTGGCTTTCCGGCATACCGTTCAACTGGTTTGCTGTTTCGCCTGTGGGATTGTCTCCCCAAATATCCCGCTCACCGTCCGACTGGATTGCCTGTCCGCTGTCCGACTGTTGAACCGGCTGAACGTCGGATTCATCTCCCCAGAAGTCTTGTTCGCTGGCCTGCCTGTCCGCCGTTTCACCATTCGACTGTTGGACTTGCCTGCCTGTGGGATTGTCTCCCCAGATATCCTGTTCGCCGTTCTGTTGGAACGCCTGAACGTCATCGGACTGTTGTTCAGGCATACTGGTCTGCTGTTGCGCCGGTTCGCCGGTATTCCAGAAATCATCATTTGACTGGTTTGCCGTTTCGCCGTTCGACTGTTGCGCCTGACCGTCGGCATACTGTTGTTCCGGCGAATCAACACTCCAAATATCCGCTTGACTGTCCTGCTGGCTGGCCGGATAATCGGCTTGTTGCGGTTCCGCCTGTTGTGGCATGTCATCCATCCGCCAGATGGAATCCTGTTCCGCCTGTCCAACGTTCTGCCTGTCCGCCGTTTCGCTGTTCTGTCGCCCATCCGGATTGACGGTATTCTGTCCTACCGTGGAGGCATCGGACTGTTCCCGCATGTTCCACATGGAGAACGGGTCTATGTCATCTTCAGACTGCTGGTTTCCCGCTACACCGGTTTGCTGTTCTGCCGGTTCGCCGTAAAACTGTTGTTCCTGCTGGAAAGCTGACTGCTCTTCCGTTCCAACAGCCGACTGTCCGACCGGCTCACCGTAGTATTGCTCAGCCGGTACGCCGTTTTCGACGGGGGACTGTCCGACCGGCATACCGGAATCCTGTTCAACCGTTTCGCCTGTATCGGACGATGGGGAACCCCACGGGTCTTCCAACAGACTGTCGATATCGATGGAATCCTCATCGACCGTACCATCATTCTGCTGGCTGACCGGTTTCACATCGACCGGCTCCACCGGTTGACTGTTGAAACGTGGAGGCGGCGTTGTGGAGGACTGGTTTTCACTATCGGACGGTACGGCGTCATTCCGTTCCGCCTGTCCACCGTTCCGCCTGTTCGACGTACCATCATCGTTCCGGGAAGACGATTCTCCACTCGACTGCTTCGCCGTCGCACTGTTTTTCTTCCTCACAGTCGAAGAGGTGTTCCGCTTCGCCGGAGACTTCTTTTTCCTGCCCGCCGGTTTAGCGGCGGACTGCTCCACCGGCATGTCGGACATGTCCATCAAAAGAGACTCATCCAACCGGTTGTTGCCAATCAGAAAATCATCCTGCTCAGACATCTGCGAAACACCTCCAGACTATGATGGTCGGACTCTTACAAGCCCTGCTGTGCGGACTCTTTGGCAAGACTACGAGCGGCGGCTACCGCGCTCACGTGGGGCACGTCAACTCCAGCCGCATACAGTTTGCTCGCATGAGCTGCGGCGGCGGCACCTTTCAACGGTTCGTCCCGGTCTGCCACGTCACGACCGTCTTCACCGAATCCGCCTTCGGTCTCCAACCGGCTGGGGGAGTGGCTGTCATCCTCGTACATGGCACCGTCGTCGGGTTTTTCTGCGGCGGCGGGCACGGCCACGATGATGTCATCCCATGACCAGTGACCGGCTTCATCATTGCCTTTCGGGGGATTGTTCTCCAACATGTGCTCGCGAAGGATATCGCTCCAGCTTTTCCCATGCTTGTGGTCGTCCTCGTAGAAGCCCTTGTAAACGCAAGCCTCCTGACCGACAAGCTCGGCTATGCCGCAACCACGGGACACTCCAGCCTCGATAAGATAACTCGGCACAGTTGGAGCGTTCTTCGCATCATTCAGCACGGTGCCACGAACGGTATCGTTGACCTTGTCGCCCAACAGAATCTTCGACGGAAGATTGGTCCGGACACTCGGGTCAAGACCATTCTGGCTGGTCGCGGACTGGGCCGCATACATGAAGAAGATACCGCTGAAACGAACCGTCTGGCAGATTTTCAGCAACGCCATATAGTTCATCGCACGGATACCCTTCTCGTATTCGGCTTTGATACGGGTCGGATTATCCTTCGACAATCCCGGCGGAACGGTCAACGGTGCCGCCCATTGCGCAATCTCATCGCACACCAGCAGAATCGGCGGATACTGTTTACGGACATCCTCCGGCAGACCCCACCAATTCTCCTTGCCATACTGGTTGATGACATTCGCACGAACCGCGCTCAAGTCCAGAATGTGTTGCAAGGTGGCCGCGCAGGATTCCATGCTGTCGCAACCCCAACCATGGTCGATGACCCACGGACGGCACCATTTGAAATCGACGCTCTTGTACTTGTCGTCGCATACCGCGAGTTGGCATCCGGCTGATACTGCGGCATATACAAGACAGTTGATGACCACGCTCTTACCGCCATTGGAAGCGCCCGCGACCAGCACGCCGGAAGCGTCCTTCCAATCGTTGTACAGCAGGTCTCCCGTCTCACGTCCACGGTCTGGAAGCTTCATGCCAAAGTAGGCGTGGCGCAAATCGCTTTTCTTCCAGAACTCCTTCGGCGGGTTGATGACCGCAGGGAAGGTCGGCGGCACACCCGGATACACGGTTATCACACCGTTCTCCGCGTCGGCCTTGAAGAACCAGCCCTCGCCGCCGATGATTTCAACGGTCTCCTGAATCTTCGTATCATGCTTGGAGGGACGATACGTGGCCGCATTGCCTTTGATACGGATTTTCCAACCACCCTCAGCGGTTGGCGTCAGTCGGATGAGCCACGGATACTTCTGCAAGCCCAACGCCTCAGCGAACTGTTGGCGAATCGAAATGGTCTTATCGTCCATCAACTGCAACAGCACGACGCTCTTGGAACTGGTGCGCGGAATGAAATCGATGACCTTCCATGTCATGCCCGGCACATGTTTGATGGTCGGGTCTGTACTGTTGGCATAATTCAGTTCGATACGGGCGACGGTATCCTTCTGACGGGCTTCGCCCATACAGTCGGCGGCGTCGATTTCATCACCGTGCGCCATACCCTCCGTGAGAAGCTTCTGCATCTCCTTATCGTCGGTAGACATAGCCATCGGAGCGATGTAGGCGTAGAGTCCGTCCGGGCTGATGCTGTCGATGAGATAGCCTTCATATTTTTCAGGCTGGCGTGCGGCCTTCTCCTGAATTTTTCGAGTCAGACGCATCATATCGTCGGGATTGTGCGCGTCGAACCCTTCGGGGAACATTTTGGACAATCCGATTTTGATTTTCGGTCGTGTCTCAGGCATTGTGGTTTCCTCCTTCGAATGCGTGGGGTTGACTGATTGGTTTCAACGCTCCGAACCGGTCTTCGTAGAATCCTTGTCCGGGTAGCAGTTGGAAGCTGTGGTTGGCGAGACGGGTGATGAGATGGCTCGCCTGTTCCCTGTTGGATGGGAGTACATATTCCTCGATGGGGGAGTACCCCAAGTGGACGTGACCACTATGGGAGATGACGTTCTTCAAAAGGGAATGCTCCTCCATGGGGAACGTGGATGATACAAGCACCAGATACACGCGCAGTCCGGAGATTCCGGTTTCGACTTCCCGTAGGCGTTCCTCGACGGCACGCAGATAATATCGGTCTTCGGTCTCCATGAGCGTGTCCAAGTCCTCGAAGACAAGCAGAAGCGGACGTGGGGTCGGGTCTCCTTCCACTCCATGCTTTTCGAGGCATGTTCCACGCCGTCTGATTTCAGCCACCGTCCGGTCAAGCACCTCCAACGTTTCGGCCTTTGCTTCATAGTCAACCTGACTGACGATGGGGGAGGGGAGCGGCTTGCCCTCGAAGTCGAAACGGATGACCGCATATTGTCCGGCCAAAGCTTGCAACATGATGGAATCCGCAAGCATGGTCTTGCCCGAACCATGATTGCCGCTGATGGTCAGCATGTTCTGATTGCCTTCTTCAGGCCGCCATTCGACCGGAAGGCCGTGAATATCATCACCTAGAATGAACGACATTTTTCTGGAATTCCCCTCCTTTGGGATTGTTGGAAAAGACGAGCCGGAAGAGCGGGATGATTACCATTCCTCTTCCTCCACGTCCTCGTCCTCGACGTTTTCCGAACCGTTGTTGGAAGTGAAGATTTCCTTGATATCCTCCACGTCGAGCTTTGTGAACTGTTCCGCCGCGCGCGGCATGTACTGCTGGTAGTCGATGGGTTCCGGGTTCGGAATGTTCGCCACAAGCCTCGCCAGTTCGTCCTGACCGCCCGAATACCATGTCTGCACGGCCATCAGAGTGCCTTGCATGCTTTCGTACATTCCACGACCGACCGGGATTAGACCGTCCTCGTTCTTCAACGACTTCTGGGTGCGGTTTGCTTCGGAGAGATTCTGGGCGCTGACCACGCCTGCGGGGGAGTCCATTCCCAAGAGAATACGTCCCAACGAACGGAAGAACGCGTTGCCGTTGTACTTCTTCATATCGTCCATCGTCAAACGCTGAGCGCCGAAAATGCATCGGATGCCAGCGGTACGACCCTGCACGATAATCTTGCTCAACGCACTCATCGTCCGGGCGATGGAAGCGTTCGTGGCGGACACGGCGGCATTGTCGTTGGCAATCTGCATGTCCTTCTGAGGATTCTGCGTGGTCTTGCCCGTCTCCTGCAAATACGAGTTGAACTCATCGAACAGGATGTTCAACGGTTTCAGATGCTTACGGTCTGCCTCTTCAACATCGTCCGGGTCCAGTTCGAAGATGTTGCCCACGCCATACTTGTTGTTGATGCGCACGCGTTCGGCCATCTCCTCACGCGCCCAAGAAATCACAGCCTCCGTCTCACGCAACTGGTACAGGCCGACGAACGCCAGAGCCTTCGGCTTCGCCCACTGGGTGAAATCGATGCAACCCTTCGACGGGTCGATGAGAATGATGTCCTCGCCTTTCAGCAAAGCCTCCGCAATGACAATCTGCGAAGCGGACGACTTGCCGCTACCGCTCTTACCGCTGATGAGCAGATGTGGCGTGGTTTTCGTATTCCAGTATACGGGATTGCCCAAATCGTCCACGCCAATCGGGAACTTGCGACGGTCGCACTTCTTCGCCGTCTCCCAATCCGCCATGACGCTTGTCGGGAAAGGACTCTTCTTCGCCAACACCATGGAGAAATCCGTGCCGTAGGCTTGGATGATTCGACCATACGGATAATTCGCTTCGGTGAGGAACTTGCCGAGATTGTATTGCGGCTTGTCCAAATCCAATCCGCCCGGAATCTGGAATTTGGCGAGCAGAACCTCCTTGTTGTTCGGAAGCACGCCCAACGATTCGACGGTCGGCGTCTTGCCGGAACTGTCCTGAACTCCGGCAACACCCCAAGCGTCGGACAAGGCGAGTTGGATAAGCTCCTTCTGTGCCGCGCGAATCTTCCAATGGGCCACGCTGTCCGGGTCTGTTCCCAGATACGGGTTGGAGCACAGCCATACTGTCGCACGGTCAGCCGATTGCCAATCCCAATACACTCGTTCGGAACCGACGGCGGCGCTGATGTTCGCGCTTTTCCTGCGCACGTCGGCAACGGTTCCGCCACGACCTAAATGGAAGCCGATACGCCAGATGGCCGTGTCCTTGCCCATCTGCTGACAGGAGTCGATGACCACCTCCGCACGGGATGGCATCACGTCCATGAGCGCCTTGTAGATGAGCGCCTGAGCGTAACGACGGTATTCCGGACGGGAACCGGTCAGACGGTCGATTCTCAAAGGGGCGTTGTCCGCCATGACCAGCGAGGTGATGCCGTTCTCCTCGATGAGTCCGACGAAATCCTTGGACGGGTCGAGACTCGATAGGTCGTAGCGCATGAAGTCGGACGTGCGGTCGGGTGCCGTCAGCATTTCCGGCATGAACGAAAGCGTCCAGCCTTCGCTCGTCTCTACAATCCTCTCCTCGTCGTAGTTGCAGACGGGAAGATTCAGCTTCGACCCGACGATATCCTGCCAAGCCTTCTGGTCACGTTTGAACCGGCGGGACAGTTCGATATACCGGTTGAACGACTTGCTTTGGGTCAGTCCATCCGGACGATACTTGTTGCCCTTGTCGTTCAGCTTCGTCTCGGGTTGGGCGGCGAGCATGAACGCATTCTCCAAGTCGGAGAAGATAGGCATTTTGATGATGTCGGCGGGACTGAACGGGTTCGCCAGCCATTCCAATCCCAACTGGGTGATGAGAGCGCCACCACTGGGAGGATTGTGCAACAGCATCAGCCATGCCGCCTCTTCCTCATCGTCTGCGGCGGCGTCGATGACCTGAACGAGCGGCGGACGTTTATGCCATTCGTTCTGGGCGCAATAATCGTAGGCGATGTCGGCAACCAGTTGGGCGATTTTTGCTCCGACCTTCTTCTTGGTGATGTCGGGAATGCAGGACTCGTCCTTGCCGTATACGATTCGCACTAGGCTTGGGTCGAACTGCCAGCCGTTCTCCTTGATGGTTTTGGCGGCGAGCAGGGCTATGAAATTGTATCCGCTGGAAGTGGCGGAGGAACGTAACGGTTCCACACCGGCCTTCAATACCTTCTCATTGCTTCTTGGAGCGTCATACTGGTCTTGCAAGCGGACTCGCATGACATGCATCGGATTCTTGCGATGTCCGACCTTCTTGACTTGGGTGACGTAGGCTCCTCCCCACATCTTCGCCAAGTCGTCGCTTTTGACCCAACCGTCCAGCATGCGTTGCGCTTTTACAAGTTCACGCCAATACGCGGTCTGCTTCTTCTTGTCAAATTTCGTCACGAGCAACAGGAACAGAAGTGCGGGAAGACTGAGTGTCGTGGGAATATCCACGAACCCCAAATATGCGCAAGCTCCCAGTATAACAAGAAGAACAACAGCGGAGACGATGGCGATGATCTTCTGCGACGGCTTACCTTTTTGCAGGAAGGCGAACACGCTCACACCCTGATAGATATGCCGACGGTCTACAAGACGGTCACGCCAATGAATGACGCCCATGACCGACATGAAACCGAATATCATGTTGAACGGTATCGTCCACAATCCGCATCCACGACTGGCGTACAGGCCGACGAACCAGCCGACCCACCATGAGACCCTATGCACGGCAAGCCAATCGGACTTGGACATGAGGTCTGTGAATGTCTCGGGGTTCTCATCGAACTCGTCGTCCTTTTCGGGACGGGAGTAAGGTTTCAGCCCGGAGAACATATCCTTCCAACGGTAGTAGACGTTGAGTTTCTTCGGGTCTACGGGGTCTGTCTTACGTGCGGGCGTCGGATAGGTGGCCGTGGTTCCTCCTACGAGGATTCCCAGCCAGATGAACGGCATGAGCGGAAGTCTCAGTAAAGCCCAGAGGATTACGCCGATGATGATTATGAGTCCACACCAGAAGCCGCTCCAGATATGGGTCGGCTCTTTGCTCCTACTGCGGCTTCGTCCACCGCGATTCTGTGCCATCGAGGACTCCATTCATTATCTGTTTTTTTGAATGTCGGAAATCTATTAACGACACTAATGGACTGTTTGTTGTAAACCTTTTGAAAACAGGAAAATTGTTTGGGGGAGTTTGGGGTTGGTTGGGGTGTTTTCTTGGCGTGTCGTCGTCTTGGGTGGCGAGTTATTGTAGAAAGTTTAGGTTCATGCTATACTGAGAATGTCCACAAAAAAAGTCGCCATAAGGAAACAAATTATGACCTAAAGAAAAAGGAGAAAACAAAATGGCAACGCTACTTATCTCGATTGGCACGTTCATCGTCTACTCGATTTGCGTCATCGTCCTCGTAATCGGAGGACTGTCCATGACCAGTGCAGGACAGACGTTCGAAACGATGTTCAACAACTTCTTCGGAACAGTCATCCCCTCAATCGCCGTCGGAGCATTCGACATCTTCACGTTCCTCATCTTCGTTGCCATCCTCCAAACCATCATCTGGTGCTTCCGAATCGAATTCCATGAGGGCAAACTGCGTGACATCCCCATCGACTGCGTGCTCATGGCAATCGTTCCAATGCTCTACGTTCACTGGAACCCCGGAGATAATTTCTGCCTCCTGCTCGCACTTATCGGATACCTCATCCCCACGGGTGTCATGTGGATGAACACCATCCTGCTTCGCCTCGGAAAGAACGGGTTGGATGGAAGGGAATCCCAGTACAAGAAGGCTGACGGCAGGGTTTCTCGCTAAGATTCTTCTAGATGTTCGAACACCCGTCCGAACTTCCTAGCAAAAGGCTGAACTCATGTCCCACAACAAAAAAACCATCACCATAATCACAGCAGTCGTCCTAGTGTTGGCGCTCGTCATCGGATGGTGCGCATGGCGCAAGCACGTCACGTCCACCAAAGAGACCCAAGCCAGCGCCAACACCAGCTCCTCCAGCTCTACCAACAAGACCAAAAAGAAGAAAACCCCAGTCTTGTCCGACAAACAAAAGGAACAGAACAAGACCATCGCCCTCCAAATGGAAAAGGACATGCGCAATTGGGGAGTGGACTCGCTCGCAGACCCACACCAGTGGGCCAAACAGCCAGCAGACCAAGTATTGGCCGCATTAAGAACACCGGACAATATCGAGACTCCGGCGGACATGCCAACTTCCGTGAAAATCAATCAGGGATGGGGAGGCAACGCCCCCTCCTACGTGTGCAACACCTCCGACTACCAGTCCTTATGCGACACCATGCCCACCTCCCAAGTGTGGTGGAAGAACGAAGTATGGGGCACTGGAACCAGATGGGTCAAAGACCCGACGGCCACAGTGCTCGAAAACGGCAAGGTAAGAGTCAAAGGCAAGGTTCGTTCCATCCTCGTCACTAGCGGCGACACTTATTCGATGGGCGGCTACAATGCGCTCACCCCGGCATGGCGGGATTATCAGATTGACGACATCCTCACCATCAAAAATGGAAAGGTCTCCGACATCGAATATGTAGGAAACCAGAATTGGTGGATTAACCCGTTCCTGACCGCATGGACTCCCGACCGGGTGGCCGACAGTATCGGTGAGGGCAACAGAATCGCCATCCCGGTTTCAGGCGCATTAAATTGGAATGGTATGAATCCAACCGGCATCACCCGCGTACTGAACGCGCCCACCAGCATGGGAGGCATGGATGGAAAAGTCGATTGGAGCATGTGGGACGATTTGATTCAGGCCGGAAACACAGCCAACGGTCAGCAACAGGCACCAGACCTTGACCCGGCGAAGGATGCGGCCACCATCCACGACAGAGAATAGTGCATTACACAAGCAAAAAGAGAAGGAATCTACATTCCTTCTCTTTTTGCTATAACTCAAACTACTTCTTCCAGTTGGAATTACGGAAGAATTGGCAGTCAGTGCTGGAAAGCTGGGATTTCGTCAGCCATCGAGAACCATAGGAGGAGAACGACGCGGAACCATCACGGTTGCCTTCACTAATACGAATCTTCCAACCGGACGGGTCGGAGGACACTTCCTCAACCACGGCCACGTGACCACAATCACCACCACCGGCGAACGGGCTACCACGACCTGATATACCGTCACCGGGTTTAGGGTTCCCATCGACCGTCCAACCGGATTGGCCTTTCAAATTGTTGGCGATGTCACCACCGTTACCCATAACCCAAGACCAGCCTTCGTTGCCGTGAATCATGGCAAGACGGTTCCATGCATACCAGACGCACTGATGACCATATTCCAAATGCGGGTAGAACACACCAGCGTCAGACGCGCTACAAATCTTCTGATTGCCCGAACACATCCAAGAAAAGTCCCCATCCTTGGTAGGCGCACCGCCGACGGAACCATACGAAGTACTACCGCTATCGTCACTCACAGGGCACGTGGTGTTCGCGTCGGAATCGTCTGAGGAACCGCTTGAGGAACCACCCGTGTCAGCCGGGGGAGCGGAATCAAACTGCACTTCTGACGATGGCGGGAACTTGTTTGTCTGCTTGATGTAAGCAATGAACTGTTGTGTCACGCCCCAAACGGTCGAGACGTAATTATTGTCCGTGGCATATCCGGCATTCTTTAACTCCTGAATGTACGCGTGAGGGTCGGTACGCTTCTGCAATGCCGTCGCATAACGGGAATTCTCGGTGATGAACTGGCCATAACCGGCGAAACCATCCTCGTCGGAATCGTAGACCGCGAAATCACCGGTCGTATCGTAACATCCACCTTGATTGCATTCCTTGGTGGCAAGCTTGACCGACTTTTGACCATTGACCGCCTTGATGCCAAAGAAGTTATGATATTTGGTCGTCAGATTGGAAGCGCCCCAAGCGCTTTCCACTGCGGACTGTCCAAGAATCGCCTCATATGGGATACCGTACTTCTTGCCAATGTCAAATGCGGCCTGACCATACTTATCCGTATATGCTTGAACGGAATTGGTTACTGTCACATTGGCCGACGTGGTATCGGTGGTTCCGTCCGTATCGTCGGATTGTGTGCAACATTGGGAACTGTCATCATCGGAGTCTCCACTCTTGCCGTTGAAGGAGATGTCGTTCAATCCTTTGTCGTAATAGTTCTTGGCTACCTGTTTTCGGTTATCCTCATTACGGGATGCCCAATTTGGCCTTTCCCATCCGGCCATCCATGCGACTGCGGCCACTTCCGGGTCGCTGGCTTCATGCCAAGTATCATACAGACTGTCGTTCTTGACGGTTATCTCGGCCTTGGCTTCCGACAAGTAATGATTGTTGAAGGAGCTTTTCGCGGTTGCCACAAGCATTTTTATCTGCCCGTCCTCGTCCGAATCAGGCGTGCCCTCCAGTCCGTTGGCGTCCATCCAAGTGCGGATTTTGCTTCGGGGAGTCCATTGTCCGAGACCGTATCCATTGTCGGGGCTGCTTCTGTCCGCTACGAAACCGGATTCGGCATACACATTGCCCAATACTCCAGCCGTGGCCGCTTTGGAGAATCCCGCTGACGCGAACGCCTTGGCGATTTTGATTGCTACATCATTGGTTTTGAAATCAGAAGATGAACTGGAGCTACTGGAGTCCGAAGAGGAGGAGTCGGAGGAGCTGGACGCGGAAGAGTCGGAAAGACGATAGTAGGAAGTGTATTTACCGCCACCGTAATCAAACGGGACTTCCGACACCTCGTCCCCCTTGCTGTCACCATCCTTGCCATCGGTATCCTCATGAGCGCCAACGGTCTTATTATCCCCGATATAGATTTCCGTATGGCCGTCCCGCCATACAACATCACCTTTCTGGAGCTTGTCTGCGGAACCATCGAAGTCGGTTTTGGTGAAACCGGCCTTGCTCATCGGGTCATCCATACTGGACGTATTAAATGGGGAGTCGCCCAGATTCTTGACGCCACCCTTTGTCAGCGCATAGTAGACGAAACTCGAACAGTCAACATCAGGATTGAGTTTTCGTTTCGACTGGCTATAACCGATTTTGTCGTCCTTAGCCATTTCCTCGGCCTTGGCTATGTACTTGTCTATGAGACTGTTCCCACTGTCCGAACTGCTTTGGGCAGAGGTCTTCTTGCATCCGTTGGAGCGAATGGACATCATGGTCGTATCGGACACGGTACTCATACTGGTCACGCCGACCGCTATCATCATGTCGAAGAGGAGTAGGCCAGCCATCCCCGTCGCCGCCATTTTTCCAAAACTTTGCACTGTACCCGCCTTACAAAAAACTTGGAAGAGATTTTTGCCATCTCTTCCAAGTTAACAGAATTTTTTAGGTAAGGGGAGGGAAATCAGTGGAATGGTTCGAATGGTATGCTGAACACCATATTGTAAAGGTCTTCCACATCGCCCGCCGCGGTCTGCGCGTCGGATAGAATCTGTTGCGGTTCCCGTTCCTCCCCCCAAAGGTCGAACAGGTTCACGACCGTATCGACTTCCTTCTCGCTTTTACTGTTGATGGCAAAACCCAATAGTCGGCCACGATTAAGGTCGGACAATGGTTTGCTGATTTCCTTAGACCATTCGCAAGCGGTTTTCCACGCGTCATCGTCCATCGTATAATCTCCGTCCACACCATAGGTGAGCAGGTCTCCTTCGGTGCTTTCCTGAGCAATGTCATGGATGACGAACATGTATTCGATGGCGAGGAGATACTCGTCCAGACTGATTTCGTCCGCATTCCAGTCATGGTTCGTCGGGAAATGTAGATACGGATAACGGTTCACTGTCTCATTGCCGATTTTGTCTCCCTCATAGAGCAGTGCCACGGGGAGTGTGAAGATAGGCGACAGGTAGACCCTTCCCTCGACCCCACCATATTGGTCGTTCTCCGGAATGGCGATAATCTGCTTCATCGAATTGACGATACGATTCACATACTTGGTGGGCCGTTCCAACAGCAACGGTCTTCCACTGGAGAAGCCTTGGAAAGACATCACATCATATTTTTCAACGACCGGCGTGGTGTCGAACGTCGGCGGAGACAATGGTGTGATGTTCTGCTCATCCTCCGTCTTATGGGGCATCGGACGATTCTCTCCGAAGAAATCCTTGTAACTCACTGTTCTTGTCCTTCCTGCGTTTCTGACGCTTGCATTGCTTTCTTCTTTTCCTCTTCACGGCGAATCTTATCGGTTGCGGTCGTGGAGATTTCCTTCAACAGGTCTGGCGGAATGATGACTTCGACGGGTACCGGCTGTTTGCTGGAATCCTTGAAGTAGGCGACGGCACCACGAATGGTCTTGTCCTTGCCAGTCTCCTTGTCCTTGATACGCAGACGCCTCATGCCAGCCCAGTTCGGCTCATCGTTCTCCTTCGTATCACCCATGCTCATACGGGAGCGGATACGATTGCCGGAATCCTCAATCTGCAACAGTCGCAAAGCGTCACGGGCAGGAGAATCCTGAATCGGGTCGTCCAAAGCCAGCAGGAACGCTCGGCCGATACCGCCTGTCATACCAGCGTTGATGAACTCCTTGACCTTCTGGGAGGCGAACACCGGAGTGAAACGGCGGGAACGTGCGGTACGCATCCACTCGTTCACCTTGGCGGCACCCTTGTCCTCGCCTAGGATTGCCCAAGCCTCATCGATGCCGACCATTCCGTCTCGTTCGCTTACTGCGGCACCCGCGCCGAACACAATCATACGAAGCACCCAACGTTGGATACGTCCTGTAACGGTGTTCTCGGCTCCCTGTTCCGGAATCATGGAACGGTTTCCAGCGTTGATAAGGGTAAGGTTCTGACTGACACGCAAAGGGGTCACGTTATCGTTCGTACCGAAGATAAGACGCAACGACTGGTTCGTATTGACGCTCATCGTAATCAGTTTGAACACGTCCAACGTGTCCGGATACAAGTTGTATTGCGAAGGGTCTTTCCCCGCTTGCTGGAGAGCACGGAAGTCGGTAGCCGCCTTGTACAGGATTGTCCCGCAACAGCGGCCACCCTTCTTGTAACCGTAATCCAGCATGGCCTTAACGGTAAGCTCATAGGAGGTATCGCCGTCAGGTTTCAGAATATCGGAAATCATGATAGCGGCCATATCCTTGGCCTCTTCCTCGCTTCGGAGCACATTGTACGGGTCGAATGTTCCGTCAGCGATGTCGGAATCCATTCGGAGCACTGTTCCGTTACGGGACAGGACGGCATCCTCGAAGTCGTTGCCTTCCTTCGGGTTGACGAGAATACAAGGCGTTTTGCCCTTGCCGCTACGGGAGTCAATCAGCATCCACTGGAGGAACAGGCTCACCAACAGCATGGACTTTCCGGAACCGGTTTCACCGATGACCAGAATGCCCGGTCGGGTATCCTTATCCTGCACGGTGGTAGTGCCCACGTAAACGGGTTGCCGGTTCGCTTCGGTCAATCCGACCAGCGCTCCAGTATCATCACCGGCCTTGGCGAAACTACTCACGCCGCCACCAGCCACGCAGGTCGCAGACCAGTGAATCTCATACGGTGTCATACGCACCGGAGAACACGCCTGCATGCTTTTGAACGCCATCAACTGTTCGTTGGCCGTGGTCAGATTCGTGAACTCGAAATTCTGGATGTTCTGCAACGAGTCCACGGCAATCTGAGCGTTACCTGCCACACAGGTGGCGACACTCAAATCGATGATGCTCGGCGGCATTTCGGGAGAATTGTAAATGGCCTTCTTATAGTCCAGACGATATTTCAAATCGGTCATATCGGCGGAAGCCTCACGGCCATGCTGATAACGTTCCTTGATGTTCTCGTCAATCGTGCGGGCGTTACGGCGAATCGTGTCAGCCGTCACCTTGCCGGGTTCGACCTTGCCGCGAATGGACGTTCCGACGGCGTTCGCGCCACCCGCCGTAGCGACTTCCATCAGTTTCGCAATCCACAGGTTGGACGGGTTGGTGATGTCCGATTGTGCGAACTGGGTTGTTCGGGCGAAGCAGATGGACGCCGGATACTCGCTGTCGATGTTCCACTGGTCGCAATCGATTCCCTCATCGTATAGTCGTTTCGCGTTCTGGCAGACCTTACTGTTCGGGAAGAAATGCAGGTGGTCGTTCTCGGCAATGATGGGAAGGGCGGACGCGGACGCTCGACTCACCCACCAAGTCTCCATCATCGCAACCATCTGCTCGCGTTCGCTTTCCTCCATGATGGTGAACGGGATAAGACCGGCGTTCAACATGATGCGTTCGATACGATGCGCGTCCGGCAGATACTCCTCAAACATGGCGTAACCGTTCGCCATGGAGAAGCTAAGCTGATTGAACTTCGTGGTGACTTTCCGAAGAAGCGACTGTTTACGGCCTTTCCTACCGGCTTCGCCACCCAGTTTCAACGGGACTCCGATGACAGCGAACTGCTTGCACACGTTCAGATTACGGTAATAGTAAGCCTGATAGCTTTTCAAATCATCCTGTTGCATTACCGGCGGACGGTAGGGGATAGGCATGGAACCCGTAAGCAGATGGAATTCACGGTATTCGCTTTTCAGCAAATCCCTGTAGCGCATGCCCGCCACGCTGACCTCACCGGCCAGCCCGTCGAAGAAAGCCATGAAGCTTTGCTCGGCTTCCTTCCTTTTGGAGTCGCCCGCACCATCCAATAGTGCGCTCGTCCAAGGAATCTTCGCATACAGCCATACCGTTCTGTCCGGTGTCGCCGCTCGGAGCAGACCGTATTCGCTACCGGGGCTGATGAAGCTTTCCGGACGATAGAAACCGTCTCTTGCCATTTCGGGTCAACCACTTTCGATTCTGTGGAATCTTTCCTGTATCACTGGTTTCGACTCTAATGGTTTCGACTGTTGTCAACCTTCGGAAAACGGAAAAATCCCTCCCCCAACGGATATTCCAATAGGGGAGGGATTCAGAATCGGCGGATTGAATCAGTCGTTCAGACCGAAGTATTCCATCGGGTCGAAATCGGCGCTCATGTATTTTCCGGGATTGTCGTCTTCGACCGGCTTGGCCGGTTTGAATGGCTTGTCGATAGGTTTCTCACCTTTCTGCTTCAATCCGGAATAAGCCAACTGTCTCACGGACTTATCCGAATCGTGGGACAGTTTCTTCAACGTTTCAACGGACGTGTTCGAGTTCGTCGCGATAGCACGCTTCACATGGGGACTCCACTGGTCGGACATATAGTCCAATGTTTCCGTCGAAGTATTCGGATTACCGGCGACGTTGATGCGGGTCTGAGTCCAACCGTCATCGGCCAGAACGTTCAATGTTTCCGGCGAGGCATGGGGAGTCAACTACCGCGATGACGAGCGTCGCGGCTTGGACGTGGGCGTGACCCCCGCGACTCTCGTAAGGGAGGTCGTCGCGGGCACCCTATCCATCATGGGTGGTTGACGGCACCCTGACCTTGGGTCTATCCAAGGTTTTGTATGGCTCTGTCTCGGATGTTCAACGCGGCGTTATGGTCGGCGTTGTCGCTGTGCCCGCAACGGAGGCAGTCGAATCTCGCGTGATTGCGGTTTCTCGCGTCCACGTATCCGCAACGGTTGCATTTCTGACTCGTGTAGGCGGGGTCTACCATTAGGATTCTGACGCCGTTCCTTGCGGCCTTGTAGGCGGTGAACTCTTGCAGTTGGGCGAACGGCCACTGGTTGAGCATGTTGCGGCGTCTTCTGCCGGTCTTGGTTCCTTTCCTCGCCTGACGGCGGATGTACGCCAAGTCCTCGAACGCTATGACACTCACGTTCGGAGTGTTCGCCAATCTTTTGGACGCGCGATGGTTGACGTCACGGATGAACCGCTCTTCCCGATGTCTCATCGCCTTCAACCGGCGGCGGGCGCTTCGGGTGCCTTTTTCCTGCAATGTCTTCCTGTTGTGCGCGTAACGGCGTCTGATTCCCTGCATGCGGGAATAGGAGGTCTCACCTCCTCTCGAATCCATGGTGAGGGAGTGCTGTCCCAAGTCAACGCCCAGTACGTCCCCATGTTCGATTGGAGTGGACTGGGGTAGGCGGTATACGAGCATGACGCTCGCGTTTCGCCCGTCCGGGTCGAGGACGAGTTTGGCCGCGTTCAATTTGCGTTCGGGGTATCTGCGGTCGAACCATTCGGGAATGTCCGGCAACAGTATCCGCTGTCTTTTCTCGCCGTGCGTGACGCTCAACGACAGCAGGTTGCCACGCAGGGACATGACCCTCAAATCGTAGTTGATGGTCTTTTTCCTGCGTGACGCCTTGAGGTTCCACCGGCGTTTCGGATGGTTCGAGTTCCACGAGCGCACCGCTCCGGCGGCGTCGCGCATGGCTATGCAGACGAACTGGGATGGCAGTTCCGGATATTCGGCGCGGAGTCTCGCGTAATTGTCCTTCTGCATTCTGGTGCGGTTGACCGAACGGTTGCTGTCGCACCATGAGACAAGCGAACCCCACATGCGGTTGTAGGAGTCGGCCAATCCCTCGAAGATTCCGTACTGTTCAGGTGAGATGTCCAATGGGAGTACGAGGGTGCGTTGGGGTGTGGCATTCACCATGCTTTCCCTATGTTGCGCCGTCTTGCTTTTCCCAATGGTCATGCCTCTTATGATACCATAGGTTTTATGAGCATGCAACGAAATAGTCACCAAGTCTATGAACTCGGCTACCACATTATCTTCTGCACCAAATACAGGCACAAGATACTCACCGGAGAAGTCGAAATCGCATGCCGCAACGCCATAGCCGAGACCTGCGCCGCATACGGATGGACGTTGGAGGAGATAGAGGTCATGCCCGACCACGTCCACATGTTCGTCACCGCCAACCCGCAGACCGCCCCTGCCGAAATCGCCAGAACGGTCAAATCAATCAGCGCCGTCCGCATATTCACCCAATTCCCCGCACTCAAAGGAAGAAAATTCTGGGGAAGTGGCCTATGGTCGCCATCGACCTACTTCGGAAGCGTCGGACACATCAGCGAGGACACCGTCAGACGATACATACAAACCCAAAAGGAACGAGCCTAGAACGGCGATTCCTCCCCGCCCACAAGAGGCGGGGAATCCTCACCTAACAAATCTTGAAGCGCCGCCATGCTCCTTGACCCATTTGCCCAGCGGGTCTCTTGCTTGTAAAGGATTGTACATTCCTCCTCCAATTTCTTTTAGTATTCGAATTGGATATCGTCGTATCCGCTGTCATCGTTGAAATCGACTCCCGCGTATTCGTCCGAAAGCCTTTGATTCTCACGGCAATGTTCAAGATTCATGACGGCCCTACGGCTGACTTTCTCGTCCTTGTCTTCGCTTAGCGTCTCCAACGTGTGAAGGCTGGTGTTCGGATTGCCCGCCACATGAAGTCTCGTCTCTGAGTCCTTCGACTGGGAGAGCCTGTCGAGCCTGTCGAGCCTGTCCGGCACCGTGCAGTGTTCCGCCATGGGGCGGGTGCTGATGGTGTTGGTCATGTCGAAACGGTTCAGTATGCCCTGCGCCGACGAATCGTAGCCTAGCTCATGGAGTTTTTCGCACTGCTCGGACGAGGCGTGGTAGAGGAACTGGTCAGCCAATTTCGTCTCCGCGTCGATAGCCATGGCGGGGCATTTCATCCTGCCTTTGCTAAGGGGGAAGGTGGTTCCCGCCCTGTCGTCTGTCCATTCGCTGTGACCGGCCTCGAAGATTTGCAGGGCTGCGTCGTAGTCGCCGTTCCTAGCCGCCTCCGTGGCTATCTCCGACGTGTACGCGTCGCAGACATGCAGTTTCTCGTTGGTCTCGATATAGTCGTTGTAACCGTCCTGCCCCGGTAGCGGCATGGGGTCTCTCACATCGTCGTAGTCCATAAGCTCTTCGAGCCTCAGTGTTTGATGGTATCTGTTCTGCCCGAGCAGGACGCTGGGATTACCGTAATCGCCTTTCTTGCAGTATTCCAGAGAACGGTTCCGACACCATGCCATGAGAGCGTAGTCGGCAATGTCCTTGTCGGCATCGCCTTCGAGCCGTTCCAGAGTGTTGGTCGGGGTGTTGCGGTTGAGGGCCACGGCACGTTTCACATAGAAGTTGTCATCGTCCGCCATCATGTCGAGCGTCTTGCCGTCCAGTTTCGGATTGGACGCGACTGCCGTGCGCTCCCTCACGTCGTCGCTGTACTTGAACGAGTCAAGCGTCTCGTCGCTGATGTTCGGGTTCATCAGCGCCTCCAGCCGGTTGTCCTCGTCTTTGCCGGTCTTGGCTATCTGGTCAATTACCGCTGTCGGCGTGTTTTTGGTATCGACAGCCGCCCCATGCTCTTCCGCATAGTTGAGACTTTTGACATTATCGGCAAGACTCGCCTTCGGATTGCCACCATGCGCTTTCATCCACTTGCCCAGCGGGTCGCGTGGTTCTGAAGGATTGTATGTCATAGAAGAAAACCTCCTTTTCGCTGTAAACAACCTTACGCGAAAGGGAGGTTCTATTCTTGCTGTTTTGGTAAAATTAGGCTCCGGCTTGGGTGGTGTCTTTTTTGACTATGGACACGTATTCGTTTACCAGTTTCTTGAGTTCAGGATTCTGGTCGAGACGGACTTCCACTCCAAGCTTGGTGTTCTTGTAGAACGCATAGTTTTCCTTGGCGGCGATGGAAAGGCTGAAATCCTCAACCTTCCAATTGTCGCCTGTCCCACGGTCCAGACTAAGGAACATGGCTCGGGCGAACCATTCCCTGCCGGTCGTATCCTTGACTGTAATCATGGGCTGAATCTTATGGGTGACATCTGCCGTGAGACGTTTGCCCGGCACGATGATTTTAGGCATCTTCCTTACCTTCCTCCTTATATACGAACATGACGTTCATGTGGCTGTTCTTCAAGGCCGCATCCAATGGTGTTTTGCTACGAGCGCGATGACGGTATGCTTCGATATACCATTTTTCAAACGGGAAGTCGTCTCCGCTTTTGATGTTCTTGACCTTCACCCAGCGGGACGCGGTTTTCGCCCGCAGTGCGGTCGGGGCGGTGTAGCCGTCACGGTCGTCCATACCGTACTTGTAGTCCTCTCCGGACTCGTACAGTTTGCCGATGAGATATCTGCCGTCGGTGCGCCAGAGGATGAACTGGGAGCAGGTGTCGAGCGAGCGGACTGAAACGATGCTGTCGAACGGGATGATGGCTTTGCCATCGTTCTGTTCCGCATGGTTGATGATTTCATCCATCATGCTTTCCGCCTGTCGCCAGTTGTAGCGGATGATGGTGTCTTCGTCGGGTTTGACGCTGGCTTTTCCAATGAGGTCTGATTCCGAACTGATGCGCATGAATACTGCGCGTCTGTCCATGAGTGTTTCGGTCATGGTGTTATCCTTACTCTTATGTGACTACTTCCAGTATAGGGTGTTTTTGCGAATGTGTCCAATACTGGAATCAGTCACACCTCACGTAGTCGAATACGGGTAAGTCCCGAACGTCGGGAAGTGGTAGCGGACTTGCGTTTGCCATCGGCGTCGGCCATGGTCAGCATGGGTACCTTGCGTTCGAACACCAAGGACAACGGTTTGCCCTTGTCTTTACCTGCGGCGAGTTCATACAGGTCTGGGTTGAAGCCTTCCAATGGTCTCAGGTTGTCCAACGCTATCCAGTATTTGGCTGGTTCTTTAGACCATGGTTTGGGGCATTGGTAGAAGCTTCCTTCGTCCCATGTCCTTGGATTGTATGGGCTTCCGAAGCCAGTCACTTCGCCTATGAGCATGAGGTCTTCGTCGTGCGCGTACAGGATTACCTGCTCCACGTTTTTCAT